GCTAGCCGTCGCGGTAGTTGACCACAAGCCTCTCGCAATAAGCAGTTAGCGTTTAGAAACCTCACTGACACGCCACGTAACATTCAATAAAGACACCGCTTTCGCAAGAAAAGGAACCGCAATGTCAGTGCGCCCCTCACGTAAAAACCGCGCCCATCGTCCACTCTCGCCGGTCGAAGAAAGAGTCCTCTACTACCTAGCCGGAGACTCAACTGGCTCGTTCACTCGTATCCTTGACCACCCGGAAGATATCGCGCGAGTAATTGGCAGTACTGAACATGATGTGATCGAAGCGCTCCTCAGCCTCGAAAAACGCGGAAGGATTGAACTGCCCAATTCCTTCCACGAGAGTATCCGCTGTGAAGAAATGGTGCAGATTACCCCGAAAGGTGCGCGGCTCCTCCTCGACTACGCCGCAGGTAACACGGAGGAGTTTAAGGCAATCGCAAAAGAAGCCGAGGTCTCTGAAGAAGAAATGCTGCGGATGCTAGAGGTATTAGCCGGGAAAAAGAACTAGACGAACACGGTTAGCATCTGCTTCTAACGGTTTACACGCGGCCCACAGTGAGATAGACTCTAGGTCAGGTGAAACTTTTTGTGGCGGCGCTCCGATATTACTCGGGGTGCCGCTACTTTTTATTCTCCGCTGCTACAGCTACAGAAATGTCCACGTAGGTTTGCTGTAGCTATATAAAAAAGTCTCAAAAGCAAAGGCTTTGAGACTTTCGTCAGAGCGGATGGCGGGACTCGAACCCGCGACCTCCCGGTCCATATCCGGGTGCTCTACCAACTGAACTACAGCCGCTATATAGAAGCGAAGCATATTAGCGCGCTATTTTCAAGATGTTTTCGTGCCGGGCGGTTCTTTTTATCTCGATGCCCGTTCACGCATTGAGCGATGAGAACGCGGTGTAGCTACTTGTAAGAGTTTTTCCTAATCTGCTACAAGCTACAGACGTGGCTAGAAAGGTAATACTTACAAGGGCTGTTCGGTTTCGTGTCGAACGGCCCCTTAGTTTGTGTGCGATTAGGTTTCGCGTTGCGAGGGGGTCTGTTTATTTCTCGGGAGCCATAGGAACTTCAATGATGTCGGGAGCGCCAGCACGCCAGTAGTTAGCGTTTTTAATTGCTGGCCTAGTAGAACCGTCATAGCGAACGCCCGCGTCCCACTCAGCGACGGTAGGGATATGAACCGTGATGACATCAGTCGTGCGGTGCTTAACGTGCTTACGATCCTCCAAGTACCGGGGCTGCACGTGGATGAGACCTAGAGACGAAAGCGTGTGAAGGTCGCGAGAAATAGTCCTAACAGAGCATGACAGGTGCGCGGCGAGGGTTTCTTGGCTACAGCAAAGCTGTTGTGTTTTTTCACCGGCATATTTAGCAAGAAGTTCTAAGAGCCTAGTGAGTCGTGGCCTTAGTCCGATATATGGAGCTAGTTCACCCGCGTTGATGAGCTGTTGTACGCACATGGGGTACTTCCTTACTGACTGTTGTTACGTGTTTACACGGGGCAGATTAGTCGCGTGTTTTTATTGGGACAACTGGTAAAACCGGAGTAGAACTATAGGGAAGAGCACTATAGGGAAGAGCACTATATATACCTTTAGTGAATAGAAGAAGAATAATGAAGAATAACCCCCTCCCCCCATGTGTGGACGCAGTGCGACTGATAGATCTACCGCCTAACGGCGGGGGAAATATTTTCTCAAATGCTTTTAGAGTTGGCGAACAGGTAGTGGCGCGCGTCAAGGTCTCGTCATGGCAGATTGCAGGAAACTCTTAGCTGGAATCGCGTGGTAACAGTTGCAAACACTGCGGTTACGTGGGATTATTTTCTTAACTCCTCGTGAGTTAAGAAGAATTTGCGTTAGGCCCGATTGGTTCATTCCAGTCGGGCCTAAAAATTTTTTCCTCCCCGTGTTTGACAGACCGAGAGACCGGTTATAGCCTATGAAGCACGCAAATGATTCTTCTTAACAACAAGGAGTGTTTTTTATGTCCCGCGCGCTAATCCGTGCAGCTAAAAGCATCGTCACCGTCATCGCAATGACGTTCAAGGAACAAGACATTCTCTTCTATCTCGTTAAAAATGCTAACGAGAACTCGTGGCAGATTTGGAAGAGCCTCGACACGATGTCCCGCGAGATCGGATGCTCAAAAAGCTACCTTGAGAAGGTGTTCAAGCGTTTCCGGGAGCTTGGCCTCATGCACACCCAGCACCGTTATTGGACGGACGCTCGCGGCGTGAAGCACCGCACTAGCGCAGTACACACGATTCACATTCCGACCATTGAAATGTGGCTTGAAGGCTACCGTTACGACGGCTCAACCCGTAAACCTGTAACCATTAACCGTTTCGGCCCGTGGGAACCACAAGCCCCTGAGCTTGTTCTCCTTGAGCCTGTTGCCGAGGAAGAGATCGAGTCTCCCATTGAGCAGGTTGCTTCCACTGTTCGTGACGCAGTTGCCTACGTTCGTTCTACTAGCGAAGAGCGTGCGGCGATTAAGGAAGCCCGTGCCCGTAAGCGCGAAAAGCGTATGAATGCTCGTAAGCGTGAACGTGTCCTCAAAGCGGAAGCAGCGATGCAGGCCCGTGCCCGTAATGGGCGTTCTAAGCGTGAGATCGTCGCCTCGTGTATGCCTCAAGGCGTGGGCGTGGAAGCATGGACTGACACGCAGATCGAGGACATGTACCAGCTTGTCCAAGCTCGCCTCAACATCGGGTGGATGCACGTTGAAATCGCGTCAATCCTTGGTGACAACATGCCTTCCAATGTGCATAACATGTTCGCTTTCCTCCGGTTCCGCATGGAAAACAAGATCAACCCCAACGTGTCGCCCGCCCAGAAGCAGGAAGCGGCCCGCAAGCAGGCAGAAGAAGCTCGCAGCAGGCAAGACGCTGCCGTAGAAGCCATGCTCGATGCCGAAGAGGACGCAGAATCGCGTGAACGCAGCCGACTGTTCGACATGTTCTATGAGCAAGTACGCTCCGCTAACCCCTCTATGTCGCCCCGCCGTGTGGGCGCAGCGGCGAACATTCTCGTTGCCGAACACCTCGCGAAAACACCCGTCGCCGCCTAAAACTGCAAAAACCGCAAAACACTACCATCTGTTGCTAACATTGTGGGCATGGCACAACTTTTTGAGGGCCTGCTCACCGTCGCGGAAGCAGCCGAAAAACTAGGAATCAGTCGAGAGACACTTAAAAACTGGACTCGACAAGGAAAACTCACCGCATACCAGTCCCCCGGAGGGCATTGGTACTACAGGGAAGCTGACATCGACCCAGAAAAGCTCCTAACCGTCGTCCAAACGGAAAAGGACTAACACCGATGAACGCTCCCATCAACACCGCAGTACTCGCCAAAGACGCGCGAAAGATTGGCCTCACCCCCATCAACGGATGCCCCACACCCGACGCGCTGAACAGTGTCGTCGCAGCATGGAACGCTTTCCGTAAGGAAGGCGGGAACTGGCGTGACGCAGTAGGTTTCGCAGCCAACAGTGAAGGTCACGTGTGGGTTGTCGTCAACCCCGGCGCGAACACAGGATTCGACCTGTGGGACTTCATTTCCAAAGACATCGCAGCCCAGTGGGACAGCATCGCGAAGTATCTTGCGCGCAATAAGCGCAAGCCCCTCCTCGATGCGCCCTCTCCCGCGTCCATCAGTGACCTCGTTGTCGATATGCCCATCCAAACGTTCCCCGCGTGCGCTCCGGCGAACCTCATCGCAGCTTACGGTGGCCCCGCCCCGCAAGAACCCATGCAGCCCGCTCCTATGCCCGTGATGGAACCCGAGCCGGAACCTGTTATGCCCCCACAGCCCGAGCCTATGCCTGTGGTAGAGCCGGAGCCTGTCATGCCCCCGCAACCCATGATGCCCGTGGTTGAAGAAGCCCCCGTCGTGGTACCTGAACCCGTCATCGAACAGGCACCTCCCATGCCTCAGCCGGTGGTGGAACCGGCAACAGCACCCACCCCGCAGGTTCCCGTGATGCCCGCACCCACCGACATGCCCATCCACATGCCACCCCCGCAGCCCGCGCCCGTCACCTACAGCGACGCAGACGAACTCACCGGGTTCCTCGACGAAGAAGCAGACACTTCACAGTGGGTGCTCCGCAACCTCGTCACCGGGGAAACCTACCCGGTTCCCACGCACCCGGCGATCATCGGACGTTCCCCCACGTCCAGTGAAATCCCCGTCGGACACGGTGACGCGAAGCGAGTCATCAGCCGCCACCACGCGCGCCTCGACATCAACCCCCAGCGCGGAACCATCACGATCACCGACCTTGGCTCCACGAACAAAACGAAACTCGGCTCACACGTGCTCTCCCCCAACGTGCCCGTGGAAACCAGTCTCCCCGTACACTCTCTTCTTCTTGGAGACATCCCATTCGAGATCATGGAGGAACTGTGAGCATCACCGACATTGTCTCCACCTACACGAACGTTAACGGCAGGCGAGAAAACCAAGACAGTTACGCGGCAGCACTGTTTGAGGCCGCAGGGCATACCGGCATAGTCGCGCTCGTCGCAGACGGTGTTGGTGGTGAAGGTCCCAACGGTCGCCTCGCGTCCATCGGCGCGGGGCAAACATTCCTCGACCTCGTAGCAGTCGGGAACGTCTCAGACGGGCAACTCGTCCAAGCTGTCGCCCGCGCACACCAGAAAGCGCGCGAAGCAGCCGGGAACACGACACTGACCGTGCTACGTGCTTACATGGGCCGTTACACCATCGTTCACGTCGGAGACTCGCGCGCCTACATGCTTAAAGCAGGTGCGCAAGCCCTCCAACTCACCCGAGACCACAGTAAGCTCGCTGAGCTACGTGAACGCGGCGTTGAAATCACCCCCCAGATTCACGCGAAATACCGCAGTAGCATCACTCGCGGCCTCGGCCACCGTAACAGTGAGAAAGCCCGACCCGACACCTACGTCGGGGAATACTCTGTCAGCGACAGTTTCCTCCTATGCTCAGACGGCTTCTGGCACGAGTTCGAGCGAGAAAACAACTACCTCCCCGGTAACGCGCAAACCGGCCTTGAAACCCTCGCAGGAAGGGCCATCGCGAACGGGGAAAGCGACAACATCACAGCAATCCTCATCCAAGCCGGAGCACTCCTATGACCACGCCACGACAAGTAGGAACAACGTTCCTCCACGGGCGATACCAAATCGACGCGCTCATGCACGACGGCACGTTCAGCCGCGTCTACCGCGCCTACGACACGAAACTCCAAAAACCCGTCGCACTCAAAGAAGTCGCAGCCCCCGACGGCTCCTACCGTGGACGGCAACTCCTCCAAGCCCAGAAAGTCCTCGACAGTCTGAAAGCTGAAACCCAGCTCATGCAAGGACTCTCCCACGCAGGAATCCCCCACATCATCGACGTGCAAGACGACACCGAAACCCCCAGCGGACTTTACAGCGTCCTCATGGACTTTGTTGCGGGAACCTCCCTCGATAAGGTCGCGAAAAACGCTCCCGGCGGGCAACTCCCCGAAGATTTCGTCGTCTCCAAAATGACGCAGCTCGCTCTCATCTTGATCTACCTACACTCACTGCCTGAGCCGATCATCTACCGTGATCTCAAACCCGGTAACGTCATGCTCGACAACGGTGCGATCAAGCTCTTGGACTTTGGTATCAGCGAGCAGATCACCCCAAACAACTACACGAACCCTCAAGCGGTTGGAACTCGCGGGTACGCGCCCCCCGAACAGCGGACAACCGGCGCACCACTAGACCCGCGTAGTGACATTTATGCGTTCGGCATGACGATGTTCGTGCTCCTCACGGGCCGTCTCCCGCAGATGGATGCTCAAGGTGTTCCTCTTGGCCCCGTGAACGCGAGCGTCATCAACCCCAACGTGTCCCCCGCTCTTTCGCGCGTCATCGCACGGTGCGTCGCCACGCAACCCGAACGACGCTACCAGTCAATGACGGAAGTCGTCGCCGCGCTCTCCACCTACAAGCAGACCGACGAAAAGCACGTGAAAGCAGCGAAAAACCGCGTGCGCGCAATCATCGCGTTCGCCGTGGCTGGCCTCCTGTGCTTCGGCGGGGCGGGCGTGTCCCTCGCCTACGGGTATAGCGTGGAATCCAGTTCCTACACGGCCCTCGTCGCGTCCGCTGAAAAAGCCGGGACAGTAGATGGGTGGGCGAAAGCCATTGAAGCTAAGCCCAGCGACATTGATAACTACTTCAATGCTCTCGACGCGGCAATCCAAGGGGACGGCGTTTTCACGTCACAAGAAGAAAGCACCCTCATCCCCCTCGTGCGTGACAACGTGAACGAAATCCAGAAGAACAAGCGCTACCCCGAACTCGCATACCGTATCGGAGAGGCATATTGGTTCTTCTACCAAGGGGACGGCGGCGCATCGGGCCTCACCTTGTCGGCACCGTGGTTCAAGGACGCTATCGACGGCGGATACAACACACAGCAGGCAACCGCCCTGTATAACCTCGCGTCGTTTAACCGTGATATCGCCTCAGCCGTACAAACCGGCGGCGACACCGGCATGTACCGCACGTACTGGAACAACCTCACGGGCCTCGACACATCCTCAAGTAGTGAAGTCATCCAACTCACGGTGTTGAACTATATTCTCGACTCCATCACGTCTAACCCGTATGGTCTTAAAAGCGACGGAGTGACGAAGGACGATATGGACAAGCAAGTGCAGCGCGCACAAACCTATCTCTCGCAACGTCAAGGCTTTAAGGCCGGTCGCCCGCAAGAACTCGCTAAAGAACTCACGGGGAAGATCGACAAGACGAAAGCGACCATTGCGACGCTCTTCCAAGAGAACGGGGAGAAGAAATGACGACCTACACGATTACGGCTCTCGTCCTCGTATTCCTCGCTCTCGCGTTCTTGTTCACGGCGGCGTTCCTCAGTATCCGCTGGGACCTTAAAGCCATGCGTAAACGCATTTCTGGCGCGACCTACCGTGATGCAGTCAGCGACATTACGCGCATGGTGCAAACCCAAAGCGCAACCGACACGTACACGCGGCTCGCGGCACGCAGCGCGGGCGAACAGATGCCTCACCTGACAACAGGCAACCTTGCCCCCACGACCGGGGACATCACGCCTCCGCCCGTCGTGACTATCCCCCAGCAAGAACCCCCACGGGTAGAACCCACGCTCCCGCCCGTCGCGCCCCAGCCCGTGCAGGTACAGGCCGCGCCCCAGCCGCAAGTAGAACCCAAGCCAACACCCATCCCAGTGCAAGAGGAGACCCCAAGCGACTACGAAGAACTCCCCACCTCATTCCTCGAAGCCCCACAAGGCACTGGGAACGAAGAAGAACACACGAACTTCCTTGACGAAAGCGCTCACATAACCCCCGAAAACCCCCTTGAGCGCGTATTACTACTAGAAGAACTGTCCAGTTGGACCACAAACTAAAAAGGACAAACCAGAGATGATGAAGTACTCGACGCGCACAACAGCGGCGCTCGCACTTTTCGCCACAGTCGCAACCACGCTACCCGCAACCGCGCTCCCCGCAACCACCGCGTTCGGTCTCGCGCCCGCAAGCGCCCCATCCACGCCGGAAACGGCGCGCACCGCAACAGACAACGGCGTGGTCGGCACCATTACCGACGTGACCCCCGACGCTCCCACGGCCCCGCTCACCGCATACGCGCAAGCCCCCACACTGAAGGTCAAACTCACGCTCCCCGCAGGGCAAACCCTGTCCAAGGTCACGTTCAACGGGGACGAGAACCCGCTGCCCGTAGACGGCGACACGGTGACCGTGAACCTCGCTAACGCGCCCACCCAGCACTTCGATGAAGCGGCCATCGCCGTACACACCACGACCGGTGGCGGTCTGCCCAAGCGAGCGAACCTCAAGTGGACGCTGAGCACGGCTATCGGCCACATGTACGACACGATTGCCCCCACCATCAGCAGCGTCTCGGCCAGTGGTTGCGGAGCCAACAACAGTGATGATTGTGAACTCTCCACTTCCGCTGTCACGTGGACTGTGCGCGTCAATGACGCGGCAACCCCCGGCTCATCCGGCCTCGCCCGAGCCGAACTGTTGAAAGATGGGAACAACGTTGTCCAGACCGTAGACCTGTCCGGCAATACGGATAAGGTCGCAAGTCTGTCGATCACCGCTCCCGGCTCCTACAAGGTTCGCGCTTTCGACAATGCGGGTAAGGAATCCAGCATCGACTTCCCTCAAGGTCAGGTCATTCCCCCGGACGCGGTGAACCCTGTTCTCGACTTGCCCGCGCAGGTTGCTGGCGCACGCGAAATTGACGGCGTGAAGTACATTACCGACCAGCTCACCGGCGACCTTGAGTTCAAGTTCCACGACGACGGTGCTCTCAAGCCCGCGTACATGACATTCACTCTCGACGGCGTTGCCCTCACTCCCGAGCGAGCATCTGCAACCGAGTACAAGTTCAAGATTCCCCAGTCCACGATGGAAGATAAGCACGCTCACGTGCTCTCGTTCTCCGGGCATGATCGTGCGGGAAACACTGTCTCGTGGAGCGCGAACCTCGCGTACTCGCCCGCCCAGTCGGACTACAAGCTCACGACAAGCTCTAGCGACGTGTTCACCCCTACCCCGTGGGGCGTGTACACGAACAAGCACGGCATTAGCGTGACGTTCACTCCCACTGACGGTTCACCCATGCCGTACACGCTGAAAGACGCGAGCGGCGTGAACAATCAGGGCGCAGACCTCACTATCAACGGGGATACGCTCACTATCCGTAACGGTGACGTGGACAACGTTGAAGTCACTGTCCGTGACGCTGTAGGACGCGAAAAGCGCCTCAACGTTGGTGACATTCTCGGATGGCCCCACAAGCACATCTACTCGTCGAACGCCCCCACGTTCGCGCTCGACAGCGACAGTTACCTCCCGTATGCGAAGTCCCTCACGGATTTTGCCCCCAAGACGGCGACCATGCGTGACGCGAAGGGCATCAAGAAGTTCAAGGTGTCCGTTAACGGTATTACCCTCACTGAGGGCAACCCTAGTGCGGAAGAAAACAAGCCTGTCCCCGTCAAGCAGGTGACCTTGGATTACGCGCGTGCAGCCGGACTACCTGATGGCACGTACCAGATAACGTTTGATGTCACTAACCTTGCTGGCGCGACCTCGACAAGCACCGCAACCGTCACCATCGACAGTACTGCCCCCGCGATTTCTGGGTTTACGATCACTGACCCCACGTATGCGCCCGGTAAGACCATCGGCGGCTCTGACTCCCGTTACGGGTTCTTTGTCACCGGAAAAATGAAGGTCGCAGCACACGTCACTGAAACCGGCTCCGGCGTAGACAAGATCACCTACACGCTCCGCTCCTCAGACGGCACCACTCACACCGTGGAAGCCCCCGAAGGTGCCACTATCGACATTCCTGACGGGTTCAAGGGATTCGTGTCCGCAGTCGCCTCCGACAAGGCTCGCAACCTGTCTCTCGTCGCCCAACCTGACGGCCTCGTGTCTGAAAACGGGAACACGACCATCACCGCTAACGACGTGAACATTGCCCTCCCCGAGCCGGTTACTCACACTCGCAGCGGTCTTGGTTTGTACCGCGACAGCGTGAAAGCAAACCTCGAAGCGAGCGCAGGACACTCCGGTTTGCGTCACATCGCGTGGGGTATTGGCGCTGACACTCTCGGGGACGCGACCGTAGACATTGACGGCCACGTTTCCAACCCGCAAGTACACGTCACTCGCACAGACAAGAACCTCGTCACCGGCATCACTATCCCCCTCGAAGTGAACGGCGACCACGAGAACACTGAAGCGTGGGTGCGCGTAGAAGATAACGCTGGCGGCTCCGCCGAGAAGCGAGTCCAGTTCTCTATCGACGCTACCGCCCCCGAAATGAGCGTCACGTTCGACGTGAACAACGCGAACAACATGTACAACACCGACCGCCACGCGACGATCAAGGTGCTGGACGCGAACTTCAGCCCCGACCTGTTCAAGATCAGCGGGCAGGCCGGTGAGCTTGGCGCATGGACCCAGACCGGCGACATGTGGACCAACACCATGACGTTCGCAGACAACCGTGACTACGAGTTCTCTCTGGACGCTTCCGACACTGTTGGACACGCGGCGCAGGGCTTCCATTCTGAACAGTTCACGGTCGATAAGGTTCCCCCGGTTATCGCAGTGTCGTGGAACACCTACGACGCGCGTTCGGGCCGCTACTACAACCAGCCTCGCAGTGCGACGGTGACGATCACTGAGGACCACTTTGACCCCTCGCTCGTGCGCTTCACGGGCACCGGCCTCGTCTCCGGCTGGTCGCACGCAGGCAACATTCACACGGCCACCGTTTCATTCCCCGAAGGCGTGAACACGTTCGGCGTAACAAGCTCCGATCAGGCTGGGAACGAGTCGAACGCGGTGAATGAGCCTGAGTTCGTCGTTGACACCACGAAGCCCGAGCTGTCTATCGAAGGCGTAACGCAGGGTACCGCTTACTACCAGACCCCTGAGATTCGCTTGTCCTACTCGGATACGAACCTTGATCTCGGTAGCCTCTCGGTTACTCTCACGGGACGTAAGGGCACGACATTCAAGGTTCCTGTCGTTAACGGGCACCTCGACTTGTCTGCCATTCCCAATGAAGCCAAGTCTGACGACCTTTACACGATGGACGCAGCCGTGTCTGACCTCGCGGGCAACAGTAACACCGCTAAAGTCCAGTTCATTCTGAACCGTTTCGGCTCCACCGTGGACGTTGAAGGAACGTCCTACCAAGGCAAGTACGTGAAGGCCCCTATCGACGTGGACCTGAGCGAAATCACCGTTGAAAAACTCCGCGATGACAAGCTCGAAATCCGCGTCACCTTGAACGGTAAGACCATTGAGGTACCCAAGAACGCTGTGACCGTCACCGTCACCGGAGGCGAAAACGGGGATTACGTGTACCACTACCACGTGGACAAGAGCGTATTCAAGGAGGACGGAGCGTACACGGTTCAGGTGTTCTCCCAAACCGAGGGCGGCAAAGACCAGCTCTCGCGCCTGTCCTACTCGTTCGTTGTCGATAGCGTCAAGCCGGAGATTCAGGTCAGTGGCATCACTGACGGCGGCTCATACCGTAAGACTCAGGTCACTGCCACGGTGACTTTGCGTGACATGACCGCAACGGAACTCATCGCAACGCTTGACGGTAAGGACGTGAAGGCAACCAAGAACGGGGATGACACGTACACGCTCATCATTCCTCAGTCCGCATCCGCGCATAACGTCCACTTCAAGGCAACCGATCAGGCTGGCAACGTCAGCGAGGTCACCGTGAAGGACGTGTACGTGAACGCCTCGTGGTTCCGTCAGGCCCTTAACTGGACTGGTCGCCACATCGGTATCGTCGCGGGCGGATTGTTCGGCGTGATGGCCCTCGTTGCGGGTTGGATTCTCCTTGCGGCCCGCAAGAAGCGCGGTGATGATGAAGAGCAAGCGTGATATACATGCGTGCGCATCGCGTAACATCGTGTTTTAGACGATAAAAACATGATGTAACCGCATACACCATGCTCATGCCTATGGTAGGCTACGAAGTGAGGCAGGTACCGGCAACCAGCAAGTCCAGCCGGTACCTGCCTCAACTCATACCAAACCAAACCAATAACGCAGACCATAGGAAACGATGCTTACCCCGCAGGTGCGCGAAAAGCGCACAATCAGCACCCTGACGTATATCGGGCGTTACAAGCTCGCGTTGACGCGCTTGTACTCCCATTACGTTCAGGCTCTCCCCTATGCGTGGGATGAAGCGGCCCTATACCAAACACTCAATGACCTAGCGCCCGTCTGCGCATGGAAGCTCGACGGCACCGCAACACTTAACCCCCGCCACCTCCGACTCACCGCGCGAGCAGCACTCGACGAAATGTTCCCCATAGACGGGGAAAACAAAGACATTCTCACCTACATTTGCGAAGCGGCTTTTTGGCGTGAACTCCTCGTTGAAACCCTCGAAGATGAAGCCGGGGAAAAGAGCAGGCTCAAACGCTATACGGAAAACGACGCGAACCTGATCTGGGTTACTGAAAACCGCACGTTCGGGGAAGGAATGCCCGTGTTCCACTCCATGTGGGACATTCCAGACATCCAAGCCTTGTTCTTTGACACTATCGGTAAAGACAATCAGTCTCTCCAAGACTGGGTGAACGCCCACCCCAAGTGGGACATGTGGAACAGTCTCGACGGAGAGTACAACATGGGCCTCGACCACCCGGTGACGTGGGCCTCTGTCGAATGGATGAACCTCACCGGTAAGTCGTGGACCAAATGGGTGGAAGCCTACTACCAAAATCGTGACCTCCAACTCGGTAACCTCACCCCAGAGGGCTGCTGGTACACGACGGGCGGCTACTGGCAGATTGACCCCACGCGGGGACGCGAACTCGTAGCGTTCCCCGCCCGCGCGTCCACACTCCCCTCGGCTGACCTGTTTGGAGAACCCCCGTTCGTCAACATGGGCCTCGTGGGAAACCTGAGTTTAGGCCCTATTTCACTAGAACTTGGCAATTTAGAAGTATCCGTTAAAGACCTCGATTTAACGGGGGAAAGCGGTGACGCGGAACCGGTAGACGATCTACCTATCGAGTTCCGACAGGTCACTGTTCCCCCTCAGTCTGAGGATGACAGAATCATCGTTTACACGATGCCCGTTGAAGCAACAGAGAGGCAGTATGCGTCCCTTAACTACTGACACCCAGCTCCCGGCCCTCAAGGTGAGCGACACGGCCTCTAAGCGCCTCCTAACGCCCGCAGCGGCCCACAACGACAAGAAGGACACTCAGGCGCTACTGAAAGCCCAAGAAGCCGTCCTCGATGTTCAAGCGCGCCCCTACGGTGAAGCAACAGCACTCCTACGCGGCGAGTTCTACTTCCTTGAACGCAACAGCGGAAGCCTCGTTGGACTACCAACCGGGTTTGTCCCCCGAGCCACCGCGCCCGTCGGCTCCTACTACCACGAAGCCATGAGCGCGCTCCTCGGCCAAGTATTGGAAGGAACCTACGCCGGGTTGTTCACGTGGGCGGACATGGCTGAACCAGTCCTCGCATTAGAACGCGACTTGCTGAAGTGGGCATTCATGTCCACAAAGCGCCGTGAAATCGTCGCCCAGTCCCTCCAAGATCAGCTCAATACGCTCATTGAGGATGGAGTCAGGTGCGCGACGCTAGAAGATGCCACAGACCGGGAAGTCCTCAGCTTGGCGTACTACCGCAGGGAAGAGTACACGTTCAGCGCATGGGTGGAAGGAATGTCCACCGGGGAACGCCCTATCCCCCTGCCCATCCTCGCCGCTATCGCGCTGTCTCACCATGACTACACGACAAGCGAGCAAGTCATCCGGTTCTTGCAAACCCAAATGGCGATCACTGAATACAGGAAGGACTAAACATGACACCAGAGGAATTGAAGAAACAAACCGCGTCACTATACGTCGCGCGCCTCGTCGAACACGACCTGCCGGGAATCGCAGCCGAAGAACAAGGCAGCGTCCCCGAACTCGTAGAAGCCCTCGAAGTTCTCTCCCCTGAAGCGCGCATCGACCCGCGAGCGCAACTACGCGACAAAGCGTGGGAAGAATACCTCGAAGAAAGCCGCAAACAACGTAGATACGGGCGACTCACACCCAAGCCCACCCCTGCCACGCGAGTGAAAGTGAGCCACTGATGGACGACGATTTTTGGAACAAGGTTTCGGGAATCTCTGACGACGGTGACGACGAAGAAACGTTCTCTGAACCCGGCTTTTCAGACGATACCGACGATACCGGCGGGGACGAACCCTACTTTCCCCGCGAAAGCCCTATGCGTCGCAGGCGTTACGCTGAGCGCGCCGGGTACGGCGAGGACGATGAACCCTACCGGCCCCGCTACTACGCGGAAGAAGCCCCGCAGGCCAGTGCGGCACCCCAGTCACAGGCCCCACAGCCCACGGCAGAACCCGCCCCAGCAGTAGACCAGTCCCAACCGAACGAACCGGGCAAGGTTATCGCTGGGAGTTTGGGTGTGATCGCAGTGTGCGCGCTCCTCGCAACAGGTTTTGTCGCCGTGAAGAACCATCAGGCAACACAAGACGCGACTCCGAGTGTTGTTGTCACCGAGTGTGCGTCTCCTACGACGCAAGCCCCCGCAACTACCCCGACTCCTACTCCTAAGCCGGTAGAAACCACTACAGCGGCCCCCACTACGCAGGCGGCAACTCCGACCGTGAGCACGTCCCCACAGCCCGCATCCCCGACCGACCGGGCCACCATCGACCCCGACTCGCTACAGTTCTCTGAGCCTAAGACAGTCACGGGCCTCGTGGTATCGAAGTCGATCATGGAAACCGGCGGGAACCTCATGTTCACCGTCCACCTGTCTGTCCCAGACAGTAATCGGCCAACGATTAACTACGTTGTCCCCAAGGGCCAGTACGACGGCTATAAGTCCGGGGACCTCATTGAAGTCACCTACCGAGTAGACCAGCACGGTAACATTGCCATTATCCGATAATTCAGGCACACCACGTGCCTGTAAGAAAGAAAGCATCAAGTTAAGACATGGAAAAGTTCGCACTCTCTGACAGCGTGTACTTGAAGGCCCTCCTCGTGGACCCCTCACGCGCGCGACGCGGAGCAGAACCCAACATCGTTGGATACCGCTTCCACGCAATCCGAGACCTCCCCCGAGTCCCCAACTTTGGGACCACTGGCGCGTTCAGCCTCAACAACCTGTACGACTACGAGAATCAAGACCAGTGGCGCACCGTCAACGCGGGCGAAGATTTTGACCTCACCTTGTATGAACTCATCATCTTTGCGTCCCTGCCTGAAATCAGTTGCTCTATCGACGGCCAGAACCCCGACATCAACGTAGAACAGCACTTGTCTGTCGTCTTGCGTGAACGCGGCGGCATCCCCGCCGTGAAGCTCGCCCCCGCACGCGGCAGCGGATTCAGGTCTGTGCGCTCCACCTACCCGAAGATCAACGTCCTCACCTGTGAGCGCATCCCCCTCGATGATGCTGTGGGCGCAGTCAACATGCGCGTGAAGCGCAATCTCGCCCCCGAATTTGAGGGCACGAAGTTCGCCCCCCTCGCTCTTCGACGCGGCCCCTACTCGGCAGGCTCCGCACGCACTCCCGAAGAGCGTCGGCGCGCGCTCGCGGAAGAAGCAGCCAATAAGCTCGCTGACTATACGCGCAATACTCTGGGTATTACCCTCCCAGACGTTGACTGACCAAACGTTTCACTAGCAGTAACACAGTTCTTCCACGAAAGGCACCAGCCGTGAAAACCATCATGCACAAGGTGGCAGCGCCCATGCTGTCGGCGGGCATTGCCCTAACAGCGTTCGTTGGTCTCGCTCAAGCGTCCTACGCGGCGCAAACTCCCGTCGATACGGGGATTGTCCGAGTGGACTACACGAGCGACGCTGACACGACCCCAGCGCCGCAGGCAACCACCCAGCAGACCGCCCCACAGTCGAGCCGCAGTCCCATGAGTATTGATCTGCGCTCAAACCCCTCACGGACTCCGCTCGTTAAGACCGACGACAAGTACAAGAAGGACTTAGAGTTCCTGAAGAACGGCGGGATTGACAAGCAGAAGCTCCAAGAAGGATACGAAAGCGGGACCACTTGGTTCTGGTGGGCTAGTTGCGTTGTCGGCTGGCTCATCGCGTTCATATTCGCCTCGTTCGCTCTCGTCACAATGATCGACCTCGTGTACCTCAACATTGGTTTCATGCGCAATATCCTCGGCGGCGGACACAACGCCTCCGGCGGTTCACCCATGCCTGTTGGCGGTATCGGCGGTATGGGTGCCCCCGCGCCGATGCCCTCGTCATCTGGCGGCGGACGGCGTTTCACCTTAGTGTCCTCGGATGCGATCAGTGCAATGGACCTCGCAGAAACCGGCGGGCAAGCACAAATGCCGGGCGCTCGCGCTAACGGCTCCGCTAAGAGTGCAACAATGATCTATCTACAGAAGCGCTTCAAGACGATTGTCGCCACCATCGTTGTTATCACCCTGTTCGTGATCGGACGACAGGTGCAAGACGTTGGCATTAACATCGGCGCGGTCCTCGCGAACCTCATTGACTACCTCATTGAAATCACGATTGGACACTAAGCCGTGTGGATTGTTGATTACGTCAAAGACAGGTTCTTCCGAGTCTCCACGGTCAGTGCTGACGCACAGAAAGCTGCTGCTATCGTCGCTGACCTTCTGAAAACATTCCAAGAAGCCAACATTAAGCCCGGCGACACGTTGCATATTCGTATCGACCGAGACGTTCTAGCTTATGCGATTGAAGCGTTCTACGACCCTGTAATCACGCAGAACTACATCATCGAACAAAGCGAAAACGACCCTACTGAGTTTCTTGTACAAACAAGGGAACTACTTTGAGTTTCATTAACCTAAACATGCGGGAAACAGCCCAGAAAACGGGTGTTCCCATCGTCCAAGTTGAGAACATGTTGACCACCTACAGGCAGTGGACGCTCGATAGGGTGCTCAAGGGTGGGGAAACCGTTTCTTATCTTGGGCTGGTTGAAATGTCTTGTGGGCCAGCGAACTATGGTCTGGCGCATCGTCAGCCTCTCGCAGCCCAGTACAAGCAGTTCGCGCGCGAAAACGGCTACAACGTCCACAAGGCGGAAACGGTGCTCTCCTACTATGCGCAGACCTGCCTAGAGTCCCTAGAAGCTGAGAAGAAGCTCGTCTTGCGTGGTGTTGGTGTCTTTCGCATTACCGACGATGGGGCGCTCCGTTTCCTCCGCAGTGCTGTTCATGGGCAGGAAGGCTACGACTACCGTTGTGAAGTTAACAAGGGTATTCGGCAGCGCTACAACATGGCCCGCAGCGAAGAAGAGGACGGTGAGTGAGTCATGCAGGGTGTAACACACCGTGCGGGCGGCGTAACCGCGTGCCTCGCAGGCTACTCGCTCCTCGTCTACAGTGGCTCCCCGCTCGTCGCAGCAGCCCCCGTAGCCTCCCTCGCGTGCCTCTACCCGTTCGCAGTATGGGGAGCAACAGCCTCAGACCTCGACCACGCTCCCGGCGGACTGTGGGACGAACTCAAGCCCATCGGGCAACGCTCAGGCCAGTCCCTCCCCTCACAAGACGTGGTATCACGCGCAATCAGTCACGTCCTCCACGCCACTAAGCCCCTACGCGGCGTATTCCCCAAAGGAAGCCGCACAGCTCAGCTTGTGAGCGTCCTCGACTGTAAGCACCGCTCATGGCAAACACACAGTGAACTCCCACTAGCGGTAATCCTCTATTTCCTGTCAAAACTTGACCCGACAACGGGGAACCTCAGCTCGGCTTTGACGCAGCTCATACTCATGGGTATTGGCTTTGGTCTCGTCGCGCACCTTATTCTGGATTTACTCACACCAGAAGGACTACCGTTCGCAACCGGCTTGTTCATCAACAAGTTCATCCTGCGTAAGCATGTGCTCCCCGAACGCATCAAGATCATTCCCCACGTCCCCCCAACACAAAAGGGAAAGCCCGGATTTTTCTCAACGGGCGGCACGTGGGAAACAAAGATCGTTTTTAATGCGTTACATGCAATCAACATAGTTCTTTTAATTGTGACTGTGGCTAAGCTCGCGGGCTTTGCTCTCCCATCTCTAGTGGTCTGAACCGGAAAGGAAACCAAACGAAAATGACTACGACTCTTGCGGCGAGTAGGCGAGACCAGTCTCGTGCGCTCTACCGTTCCATGATTCTGACGACAATCCTCGCGATTGTCCTCACTCTCCTGACCAGTGTTGGCGCGTTCGCAGCCAACAAGGATGCTTCCGATCAGGCCGACCAAGCTCTGCGCACTACGGTCAGTAAGGAAGTTCAGGGCAACAAGTACGCCCTCGAAGGTGGCGGCACCGTTAACGGTAGCGACCTGATCGACACTGAAGGCAACGTCAACGAAGCCATGTTTGGCAGGCTCACTGGCGACGCTCGTACAAAGTTCGCAGGTGACCTCCGCGCTCGCACTGAGGTTTACACGAACCCGCAGGCACGCGGCTACGATGACTCGCTTTCTAAGAGCGACGGCGTGACCAAGGAAACCGCGTCCAACTGGATTAGCCAGTTGAAGAACACCAGCGGTATGGCAACCGCGTGGACGAACGCGATCAATAGCTCCTACAACCCCGTTGACTTGGAGAATGGTCGTAACGCGATCTTCCCGCTCCTCGGTGGTATCTCGACCGGTTCGGGTGCCCTCGTGTATTTCGTGATGGCGCTCGTTTCGTTCCTGTGGGTATGGAACCTCGCTATCCTCCTTGTCCTCTCGGGCTTCATTGGTAGCGGCGGCAAGGTTGGCACAGCAGTGTCGAAGGTCGGCTACTTCGCTACCCGCGCATTCGAGAAGGGCAACCAGAACAGCAAGAACCCCCTCCTGATTCTCGTGAAGGAAATGGGTATCACCACGTTCGTTGTGATCTTCATTGTCACTGGCGTGACCAGTGGAATGTTCTCCAAGTTCTTCGCTTGGGCAATCGACGTGATTACCTCAATCGGTCAGGGTATCGGCTGATTTTCCTCGCATGGCTTCCCCGGTTTGGCACAGGAAACTGGGGAAGCCATGCGGCTACCCGCATATAGGTGAAAGCTCCACACAAACCCCATGAACACACAAACCAAAGTGCAACGATTCCCCCGCATCATTCTCGCCCTCCTCCTCATGGTGGGCGGCTTCCTCATGTCCAGCGTCCCCGCACACGCTGATGACGCAGTGAAATCAGTGGTCGCTATCGCCCAAAACGACGCAAACATTCAAGGCATCGTCTCTATCAGTAACGACTCGCTGAAAAAGCGCAGCATCAACATCCTCGAATACGACGCTAAAGCCGGTACCGTCAGTTTCGACTACGCGACCTACAACCAGCTCACGAACACTGACAAAACAAAGTTCATGCAGACCGCGCTCAACGCCACAGCACAAAGCGGCCTCGCAACCCCCCGCAAAGCAAAGCTCTACAACTTCATTAAGCAGCAAGACACGAAGATCACGAAGAGCATCGACACTGTTAAAGCAGAAGCCTCCGGCAACCAAGATCAAGCCCTCACGCTGGCTCGCCCGTGGCTCGCTCCCGTCGGAGTCCTACTCGGCGCTATCGCGCTAGTCGTTGAAGCCCTCATCTACCTGTCAGCACTCCTCGACATGGCATACCTGACTTTCCCCGGCGTACAGTCCTACCGGGAAAACGGCGGGAAGATCAGGTCAAAGCTATTCAGTAGCGCCGCAATCAACGCGGCCAGTGAAGGCGCAGCAAACGGGCGCAACCCAATGGCCTACTGGGCGATGAAACGCCTCCCCGTCCTCATGGCAGCGTTCTTCGTCACCGCGCTCCTCGTATCCGGTGGCCTCCTGACCGTCATGGGATGGGTATTAAAGATGTTCGACGCATTTATGGGAATGTTCTAAACGTAGAAGTTTCCGTGCGACAAACCTCTAAACCAGCAAAGGCATAAACCCTATGAATATCACCGCAAAAAATGTTCTACGCATGGCCCGTAAGGGCGCTGTGCGCATGGTGACCGCAACAACCGCTACCGTTATCGCACTGGGAATGGTGATCGTCCCCGGCGCGCTCGCGGACGATGCCCCCACGGGCGGTAGCGCGTCGAGCCGTACCGCAGCGGTCATTAACCTTGCGAAGAATAAGAGCCTCGCTGACTCCGGTGTCGCGAACCTCAAGCCCGAAGAACTACGCATTCTCGGCACTTACGTGTCTAACTTCTACGTCCCGTTCCAGTCGCAGTTCAACTACAACGGCAGTATCCAAAAGAAGGACAAGGAACAGCAGGACAAGACCAAAGAAAACATGACCACTGCCCTACAGAACACTGTGGGCATGAGTAAGGACGCGGCGGAAAGCGTCGCGAACTATGTGATTGGGAACGTCTGGAAGGGTGGCGCAGACCTACAGTTCGCTTACACGGACGGCGACTATGCGTCCGACGCTAACTGGACGACCGAGAACTATCCGACGGACTGGCGCACGTTCCTCGCTATGGTGTCTGGCGGTGCTGGCGGTGAGGATGTCACGGGCGATACGGTGCTTCCTAAGAACTCCCCCGCTTACAAGGCAAAGTGGAACGCTCTCGTCTACAACGCGGGCGGTAAGACTATCCCCGCGTTCGTGTGGGACCCCTCGGGTAAGAACCTCACCCCTAGCGTGATTGCCCTCTATCAAGCGCTCTCAATGGCAAACCTCAAGCAGGGATACGGCTCGTCCCTCATCGACCTGTACCAGAGCGACCTTGACTTCACGAAGGGTGCTGACCAGCAGGGCGATAATGTTGACATTGAAGCCGTCAAGAGCGCCTTAAAGGACGCAAGCAAAGCTATCTCAGTTACCGCATACAGCGGGAAAATGGCAATCAGCCCGTTCGGTGACCTCGTGTATCGTGGCCCCAACCACACGTGGGTTGCCATCCCCGCGTCTATGAACCCCTCCACGTGGATGAAGGTTGACGGCTCGAACATCTCCAAGCCGGGCGGCGCATACAACACCGTCAGCTTCCAAAACCTCGTGCTCTCAAACCAAGCCGTCCAGTTGGGAAGCGCATCGAGCGGACAGAGCACGTTCAACCTTGAGTACGCACAAAAGCACATCGTTGAAAGCCTCGTTGACGCGCCGGAATACAAGCCGCGTGGAGCATTCCATGCGCCCGTTCAGGTCGGAACAAGCAATTGGAACTTCCCGAACGACAAGTGGGGCGAGGACTCGTGGGATGCATTCTTGGACGGCGTTAAAACCGGTTGGGGGGAACAGCTTAAAAAGGCTGGCCTCAACGATATTTCAGCCGGACTCTTTGCCGATAAACGTAACACTATGAACATGTTGCGTATCGGTGGAGATGTAACCACTGGCGACGTGGGTTCTAACGCGGTTGCAGACCTCATGTGGGTTGGCGCTCACCCGAGGAATAACTCAGACCCCGTGAAAACTGTGAACAAGATGGTCGTCCTCGACGACATTCAAGCATTCAAGGGTGATGTCCCCGCTGACGGCATGTATCAAGACGCTATCGGCAGTGACGGTAAGCCGTTCGCTAAGGCCCGAGACATTGACTCTAAGACCATTTCGAGCGCGTGGGAGAAGGTTCTCGACCCCTCGTCGAACCTCACGCAGATCGCATCCTCTATGCCTAAGCCGACCGCTGTAAGCCTCTACTCCTCCTACGTGCTCGCAGCGTTCGGTGACACCAGCGCTTTGCAGAAGCTCGGATGGAAGTACAACAGTGACCTGCCTCCCGTTCAGTCGAACTTGAAGCTCTCTGTCGATGAGCAGACCGCAGCGAATGAGAAGCTGGCGAACCTGACTGACTACTCGCTTGCCCTGTTGTCTCCGAATTGGAGTCACACGGCTTACAAGTCGCAGCTCCTCACCATGATTGCCGGTAGCTTCATGCTCCGCTGGCACTCGGACATGACGGGCACGCAGACCATCGGCGTAAATCAGGGAACCACGAAATACGTCGGTTTCGCTGGCTACGTGTCCACGCCGAACCTGCATGACTTGTCGTGGACTGACTCGATTGTGACCCTGTACAACCGGTACTTGTCGTACATGCTCGTGTTCGTCGCAGCGATGCTCGGCGTGTTCGCTCTCGTGCAGATGGTTTCCATCCGGCGAGCGGTCATGAGCTTCATCATTTTCTTCATCGTCGCAGCGGGCGCTATCCCCACGTTGAACTACGTGATCGACCAGACGAACGCTTACAGCGGTAAGGTTCTCAGCGAGAAGTTCACCTACTGGGCGCTCGTCACCCATCAAGCGTATTCATCTGAAATCGACAAGGCCGCTACCGGCGACGATTACGGGAACTACCTGCAAACCGTGTTCAACAACGCAGCCGACATGTCCGGCTGGGTGAGCGACGGTAGTGACGGGAAAGAAAACGAGATTTCTAACCGTGGTGGGGAGAACATTCTCCTCAAATGGCAGTCCCCGAAGAAGCGCACCGCTGTCGAGTTCGGCTCTGACCTGAGCCGCGCTGTCGCTTCCTCCGACTCCCTGTCTCGCCTGTTGAAGTCCTCCACGCAGAGCGCATACGGCGGCGAAACGTTCCTGAGTGACCCGAACTCCACGTACCTGTACCGCTCCTACGTGGATATCGCTAACCAGTCCCGCTACACGTACCTCGGACTCTCTAAGACCCGTGGTGACGGTAAGGCCGCGTACAACAAGACTCCTGACATGAGTACGTGGACTGAAAGCATGAAGGACGCTTACGACAAGTACCCGGACACGTTGACCGCATACGCGGGCACTGGATACGCGAACAAGCCCTCCGGTAACAGTGACCCCACCACCCTGTCGTACATCACGCCCGTCATGGCTTCCAAGATCGTCAACGACCACATCGGTGACGCATCGAAGCTCGACAACCTCACGTATGGTCAGAACGTGGGTATCCCCACCGGCGCATACCAGTTCAGCCTCGGCGTGTACACGCAAGGCAAGAGCGCGCGCGACCAGATCAAGGAACAAAACCCCGCTGGCTACAACCCGGACAACGAGCCATATACGGACGCTGACTACAACAGTCTCGGCGCGTTCGGATTGTTCACCGAGTCCCCGTACTACCACTTCTCGTGGTACAACTTCGACCACGGACTGTCAGCCGCACCGAACGCCGCTAACGGGTGGAAAGACATGCTGCTGTCCGCCCCAGATCAGGGGTACTTCTACAACAACAAGTCCGGCGATAAGGACGCGGACGCGACCATCGACAATAACGGGGAGTTGAAAGACTACCTCGGCATGAAGGAACTGTTCACCTACACGATTCCTTACCTGAAGGCCGCGAACAATGTCGTTGTCGAATACGACAAGAAGTACAGTCTGCGCACCTACAGTAACCTACCGTTCGAGCCGGGCCATGATGATGAGTACAAGGACAATCCCGAGAACCGTCAAAAATATTGGCAGAACGTGAACGTTTCGCAGCTCGCGGCGATGTACAGCCCGTGGGTAGACCAAATGTACGAGGCCGGTTACGCAGCCCCGACGAAGGTCTACGCGAACGGCGTGACCTACACGGTGAAAGACCCCTTGAATCCGGCTTCCTACCCGGCTGAGCGTCCGATGGTGTTCTCCCCCTCCGAGATGACTGCTTACGGTCTCACCGAGTCTGACCTGACTCCCGTTGAGTCTCGCATCATGCGCGTCTTGCGGAACACTAAGACCCCGTTCTTGGACCTGTTGAACTACTACACGTTCCAAGACAACGTGCTCAACTCGTCTGCCGCGATGATGACCACGTTCGAGTTCAACCAAGTGTTCTCAGACGCTACTGTTTTGGGCGTTCAGACCGGTAGCCAGCTCTACCCGCAGGCATATGAGTTGAAGAACTTCAGCTTTGACGCTTACATGCGCCTGATGCTGGCGAACTCGCTGCAAAAGCCCGCATTACTGTCGTCGAATGATACGAACTTCTACCAACAGGTCATGCAAGAGTCGTCGATTACGACCGCTATCATGCTCCTCGCGGTGGACGTGACCAGTATCTACGTGGTCCCGCTCCTCAAGTACGGTGCGATCATCGCGATTGTTTTGGTGGCGATCTTGCGGTCTATGGCCTCCGCGTGCCGCGTGAGTGACGAGAAGGCAACAAGTGGACTGTGGAAGCATATTCTGCGGCCTATCCTCGCTATCGGCGTGATCGGGTTTATCCACGTCGGCATTATTTCCCTCCTGATCGGTAGTCCCGCGAGTGGCGTGACCGGCCAGTTGGGTAGCAGTATGGCTGTCGGTGACCCGGTGTTGCTCCTGCTCATTGTCGCTGCGGTGAACGTGGCTATCTCCATCGTCTATTTCATCCTGCTACGCGCGTCTACGAAGGAAATTGTCGCGTCCGCTAAGGTCATTGGTTCCAGCCTTGCGGCTGCGGGTTCAAGCCTCGCTGACATGGCACGTAGCGGCATGAGCCGTATGCGTTCGTTCGGTGGTGGCATGGCGGCTGGCGCTGGCGTTACTGTCGCGGCGGGCCGTGGTGCTGGTAGCGCGGCGGTTCGTGGCGCTCAGGGTGTTTCTAGTCGCGTGAAGGCCGCTACCGCTGTCCACGCTGAGTCGGACGAGCCTCGCGATAAGACGAAGGCCGCTGACTTCAATAAGCAGACCCTTAAGGGCGACAGTGCGAATGACCCGGCGAAGAAGAAGGAAAAGAAGCAGGTCATCGAATCGAGTATTTCTAAGGGCCGTAGGACCATTCAGTCGAACGCTGATTCTAAGAAGGCGTAACCGTGCTGATCGCGTTCTTATTGTTCATCCTGTCGCTGGGACTTAAATGCGCGTCCCTAGCTTCCAGAGCAGCGTTTAACGTCGCTTTGGCGCCTGGGGGCAAGCAATCCCCTAGTGGCGTGCTGCGAAGTGCTCGTGCGGGCGTGTGGAAGCTCCTACGGTTCTTTTCGCGCCTCGTGGATGCCCTGAACGCTCTCATTGTCGCCTCGTGGTTGACGTTCGTTGCCGCTGTCATGGCAGCACTCCTCGCAGTGAACACAAGCGTGTTCCTCCTCACCCAAGACCCTGAAGTACTCAAACAGCTTGGTTCCACGTCGGCTGGCGTGAAAAGCGGACAGAAGGGCGGAAACCAAGGCGGAGAGTATTCCAGTGGGCAAGGCATACCCGCTGTTGCAGCGTCCCCTAATCAGATTGGCTTAGCGATTGTCGCTAACGCGAAATGGGCAAGTAGCCAGAAAAACTACACCTACGACTGGGGCGCTCGCGGGCCAAACGGCTACGACTGTTCAGGCTGGGTGTCCGCTCTCCTCCTCATGAGCGGATGGACGATGGACGGTTCCGGTAAAGCCGTGCAGCTTCCCGCTGACCAAGACCGCGTTGTCGTCGGCAAGTCGAGTGCAGATCAAGTGACAAGCAAGCTCTCCGCTTCCTCTGGCACATTCCGCGCGGTGTCCCGCCCGTTCAACGGGGACGTGAACTCCCTGAAACCGGGAGACATTATCAGCGGCCCCGGCCACGTGGGTGTCTACATTGGTGACGGATGGATTAGCCACGCTTCCACGCAAGGCGCTCACGTGAAGAAAGGCCCCTCGGCTGACTCTGAGGACATCTCCGATGTTGGCTTCCAGCAGGGGTATTTAACGCAGTGGGTGACGCACTATCTACGGTTTGAGTGACCACTAGAAGCGTATAGCTATACGCGAATGGAGGCGCGAATGCATAAAAGGCTCAAAATGCACGGGGCCGAGACCTCGAATGGCGCATATTTGGCGCATATTTACCCGCGTAGGGTTCGTCTCGCCCCGCATCGAAACCCCAAAAGAAACCCCCCTGTTACGCGCACGGCCATACTCCTATAAAAAAGGTACACTATAGGCTAGTATGTTAAATAGACTCAACGAACCATCACATCAACCGAAAGCATAAGAATGAGCGACAACCTCACAGACCAGTACGACTACCATCCCCGCACCGGGGATGAAACCCTGCGCATCCCCCTTGGCCTAGAGTTTCAGCCCGCAACGACAATGGCTGACTCTAAACACCAGCGCCGCATCGCAGCGATGATCGCCTTACCCGTGACCGCCGTTGTCTGCCTCGCCTGCCTCGCGTGGGTTCCGATGGCCGCGCTCATCAAGGTTCCCCTGTTCCTCCTCGTCATCCCCCTAGCTGTCCTCTACGCTTGCCGTTTCCTCCTCCTCGACGAACGCACCGTGCGCCGCGCATGGAAAGGCATGAACGAACGAGACCTCATCATGCCCGAAGGCAAGCTCTGGGGCATTTACCGTATCGACGACGACGCTCCCTACATCTGCTATTTCGTCGGCGGACAAATCGGCATCTACCTCCTCGCCCACAAGGGTATGACCGTGGGCCGCACACTAAGCCGAGACGTAAACGCAAACTGGGACGGATTGGCAGACGCATACCAAGAAGCTGGGAAACGCAACATCACCGTCCGACACATCGACTTCATGGGCACTCTCGACGACCGGCCACGCTTTGAGCGCATGTACACCGACCTCGCACAAGCCCCCAACGAGGACTTCCGTAACATCGGGACCGCGATCATTGCGAACCTCGAAGAAGAACAACGCGGCTCCCGCACCCCAAGTGACGTGTTCTGCCTGTCGTTGGATGCTTCACGCGCGTCCGCAGAAGCCCTCATCGAAGGCTACCGGGCGTTCTCTTCTATCCTCATCAGTCGGGGTAACTGGATGAGCGTCCAACCCCTCGACCGCACGCTCCTCGGTCAGCTCACCGAAACGATCTACGGGATTGACAACTTCTCTGTCGCAGACGCACTCAACAGCTCCGTTTCCGCTTCCTACTCCGGCAGTATTCACCCGATTTACGTGGAAACAGCAAGCGGACAAAAGCGTTATTTGATTCCTCCCCGTGACTAGAGTCGGGAGATTCCTGGCTCGGCGCGCAAGACAGCGCACCCCGAGGGGGTGCCTGTTTCTTGTCTGACCGCCTCAACACCAGCACGGTTGAACCCAGCCGTGGCGAGGACATTCCTCGCAGCGTTCACGTCCCTATCAGCGACAAAGCCGCATGACTGGCAGACGAACGTTCTCATTGACAGTGGTAAGCGTTGCTTGGCTCTCGCATGACACTTACTGCACGTCATAGTCGTGTACGCGGGCTTGACCATCACCACCTTGCGGCCAGCCCGCAGCCCATACTCGACAAGAGTGTTCTTCGCCGCTGTTATTGCAGCGTCAGCAGCTTTACGCGCCATTCGCGTTTGACTGAGAAAATGTGGTCGGAAATCTTCAATAGCGATGACATCGTGTTCGAGCACGATCTTGCGCGCCCACATCCGGGAGTCATGCTGTCGCCTACGCGCAATTTTCTTATGGAGCTTCGCTACTCGGAGTTTGGCTTCCTTGTATCCACGTGAGCTTAACTGTCCCGGCTTTGGCCTACGTCGAGACATTTGCCGTTGGAGTCTTGCAAGATCAGAGGCGGCTTTTCGCCCGTGCTCAGCGTGTGGGAGATCGTAGGCGGGGTCGGTGGTTGTCGCAACCCGCGATACACCCCAGTCAATACCGATAGACTTCCCTGCTTCAGGTAGCGGCTCAGGCTTATCAACCTCAACAACGAAACTTGCATACCAGTGGCCGAGAGAGTCCCGGTAGACGCGCACGCTCGAAGGTGTGGAAGGCAGTTCACGTGACCACACCACGGGGATACGCGCGCCACCAGCAAGAGCAAGGACGGGTTTACCTGTTGCCGGGTCATCTTTAAGGGAGAACGCATCCCGGGTGTAGTTCATACTCGGGAGCGAAGTCTTAGCCGACTTAAAGTTCCGGCTTTTCGATTTCGCTCGCCAGAAGTCTTGTATAGCTTGCTGTTGGACGACACGGGATGATTCACGAAGCCAATGCTTACCCTCGGTGTTCGTGAGGGTTGCGCGCATGTGAGTGAGGTCTTTGCCTGTCAGCCACGGTTGGTGTTTCTTGTATCGTTCTACGCAGGCGTTCCACACGTATCTGGCGCTGTTCCAGTGCGACATGAGGACAGGCAGGGCTTGTGCGCCCGGTCTGATTCTGTATGTGTATCGCACCTTCACACCAGTAATATATCACGTATTGCTATATACTGAGCGTATGAGTGCAGTAAAAACACGCAAGAACATCACTTACCGCTGCCACTACCGCGTCGCATGGTGCCCGAAATACCGCCGACCCGTACTCACAAGCCTCGACACGTCACTGGGGAACCCGCCTATTGAAGGGGACCCCGGCCCCGTAGACGAGCGCCTTCGAGAGATTGTCTATGACGTGTGTCGAGAGCATTTGAGTGAGGTACTAGAACTAGAGATCAAGCCCGACCACGTGCTTCTTCTTGTCGATTGCGACCCTCAGCTCGGGATAGCTAAACTCGTGCGAACAATAAAAGGCCAGAGTAGTAGGCTTCTCAGGCAAGAGTTCCCCTCATTAAAGCGGAGACTACCTACCTTGTGGACGAACAGTTACTTCGTGGTAACCGTCGGCAGCACACCACTATCGAAAATAAAGCAATACATCGAGAACCAAAGAAACGTTTAATGGTGTCTCCAAGGTTCTACCTCCCCACAACTAAAGTCGGGGCTTCCCACCCCGGCCCCTATCAATGACGAAACTTCACAAGAAAGGGTTACAAAGTGAAGATTTGCATTATTGCGGACATGTCGCCCGAAAAGGTACTTAACTTTGCGCGCGGCAACGCTGACGCAGCAGAGTTTTCCGCATATCACACCATCAAAGAGTTCTACGAGACCATTGCGATCAAGAACGAGTCTTTCGACCGTATTCTTGTCCTCGCAAACAAGGAAGTCGCAGCAAGCGAGCTACGACTCCTCGATACGTATCTCGCAGACGCGCAGCGTGAAAACGTGGTCCAGCAGATCGACGTGATCTGTTTCGCCCAGAACGAGCAGGTAGCACTAGGGTTCGTTCGCGGCATCACCTACCCGCTGGCGTGCGCGTTGGAGTCCACCGCATTGTCGTGGCCCCAGTTCTTTAAGGACGCTGGCTCGCTGTCGTTCGTCGAGTTCCAAGACGCACACAAGACGTACAGTAACGAGCTGCCCACCATCACGTCGCAGGCCCCTGAAGAAACCCGCCAGTACGCGGCCCCCACAATGGTCGCAGAGCAGGATTTCGCGTCAATGGGCGTTGCCCACTCGGACACGATGTACTTTGACTCCGACGTCGAGGACAGTGCGGAACTGAGCGAATACCCGCAACTAAAGCTCAACGATTTCCCCGCACTGTCTGAAGCGTTCCCCACCTACGTTGAAGCCCAAGGCGGGGCGTTCCCCGTGCTCAACACCGGGGCGCGCGTCAACATCATCATCGGCTCCACCCCGAACCGGCTCTTCACCTACACGCGCACTCTCGCTGACTACTACTCGCAGCGCGGTTACAGCACGCTCATTGCCAGCACCGTCAACAATGAAGCATTCCTGTCCCACGTGACGAGCAACCCGGACTTTTACACCGAGTTCCACCGCTCACTCCCCATCAGCACCCCATACCAGCAGACACAAACCCTGTACGTGACCAGCCCCAACGCGGGAGAAACACTCACCCCCGGTGGCCTCGATGAACTCACCGGCCTCATCCCCCGTTTCGACTACACGATCATTCCCGTGTTCCTCAGTGGAGACAACGATTACTCGACGCAGATCAAAGCGATCTCTAAAGCGTTCCCCGCGTCTATCCACTGGGTGAGCGGAACCGCGTTCCTTGACGCTTCCCCGCGAGTTAAAGCAATCGCCACGATGCTGAACAATTTCGTGTCCCGCGAGCGCTTTGACGACGACCTCCAAGAAATCGTCGCGTCTAACGGCTGGCTGTATGCGGGCGAACCGAGTGAAGAACTCGCAATGAACGCTACGCGGCTTGGGCAAAAGTTCGTGTGGAACCGTGACCCAATGTTCCGCCAGCTCCGCTTCCTCGCACAACCCACTGGGGTGTCGGCATGAAAATGCTCATCTCGAACACGGCTCCCGCGAGAGGGTTCCCCTCGTGGGTGACGTATGCGAACGTTGAGGACGCGCGGCGCGCCTTGGGTTCCCTGTCATTGGACGCGCTTGTTATCCACCATAGTGACGACGCTCCCGTGACTGTTGCCCAGTTCGTGCGTGACGCGCGTAAAGAAGCCCCCGATGCGACGATCATCTACCCGTCGGATGCCCCGTCGCCGTTGGTGCGTATCGCCGTGTCCACGTGTGGGGGAATCGTCACTAACGGCTCCTACATGGACTCTGAGGACGCTCTTAACGGGTTCCTTGAGGCTGTCACCCTATTCGGTAATGAAAGCCCCGCAGACGGCGCTATCAGCGTCCTCAACGCCGCTACAGACATCGCCCCCCACCTGTCGCGCGCAGCCCAAACCCTCATCAGCGAATACAAGAAGCTCGACGACACGCAAACCGTGGACGGAAGCGCAGCGTTAGACGCGGTTCTTGAACTCGCAGCCGGATACGCGCGGTTCTCGAAAGAAAACGCTGTTCTGAGGCAGAGTGCGAAGCGCACGAAAACCGGTCGCGCAGCGGACTCTTCCGTGTCTGTGAAGGTATTCCCCCGTGTCGAATACTCGGGCGCGAAAACCGTGTACCGCGTGAAAGTTCTCGGCTCCATGAAGTACCTTAAGTCATTCATGATGGGCTTCCAGAACTACCTAGAGTCCGCTGAACACGTGCGATGCAGGCTCATCTTTGTCATGCCTCCCGGAATCACGTACAAGGCCTTGTACAAAAACTATGCGTGGGTTACGCCGGAAACCGAAGTCGCAGCCCCCGAACTCGCGGCCCGCGTCGTATTCACCCAGCATCCGACAAGCAACGTCATCAATGACATGCTCCTCGCATCCACCGCGTTCGACGCGGCTATCATCGTGGACTACACGACCCACGCGAACTGGCACGTCGTTGAACATGTCGGCCCACACCGCCGCAAGGTCCTGTACGCGGTAGAAAGCGAAGGAACCGCGAACCGGCTCGCGAAACTCGACAAGGCTCGCACGTTCACGTCCGTGGGCGCAGCCCCTAGTCTCCTCTTGTCAGTCCCCGCCCTCGTTGAATACCCGGCGAACGAGCAATTGCGTCGCGTCGCTTATGCGAAATGGACCGACCTGTACAGGCTCATTGATGCTGCTTCACTCCACCACCAGAAAGACTGACCATGCCAACCAAGACCCCTAAGCGCCGTAAGAAAGTCCAAGAAATCCCGTTTTGGAAGCTCTGGCAGTGGATGATTCAACGCTCGACGAACCGTAATATTTCCGGGCGTTTCCCCGCACGCAACCACTCCTTGTACACGGACGATCTTGCTCTCATGTCCGGCCCCCAAAACGTCACCGTTTTCTACACGATTGACGCATACGACCATGAGGTGCCCCTGTTCATGCGCAGCAGGCTCCGTGCGCGTCTCGGTTCCTCGCAGTACACGCTCGCGTTCTTCACGACCGCCACGCCGTTTGACGCGGACTGGACTAAAGGCAAATTGAAGAACCTCCTCACGCAGAGCGACAACCTCCTCAGCGGGAAAGTAGACATGCCAACGTCTACGAACAATCTTCCCGAGAAGGAAGCCCAAGACGTTGCCCGTAAGCTCCGCCGCGCACACAGCACGCGATTCTTCAAGGAAGAAACCGAAGCCGGGCGCAGCGTGTTTACGTTCCAGTCCTACATGGCTCTTTCTGGGCCGCGTGGGGAAGGTTTTGATCGCGCTCTTGAAGCAATCGTGAAGGAAGCCGCAGAGTGCGGGCTTCACATTAGCCGCGTGGAAGATGACATCGCGTCGTTCCTGTCGGCTTCAAGCGCGTTACGTCCCGCGTCGCGTGGCATTGGCCGTAGGACCGGGAAGATGACGCTCCCCGATGAGATCATTTCCCGTTTCTCTGGCTACGACCAAGGCATTATCGGTAGCCGTGGCATGTACATTGCGACGGATATTTCCACGCTCTACCCGATTCTGAAGCTCTTCCACGCCTCGGGCATGAGCGCTGAGAACGTTCTCGTGATCGCGCAGACCGGTGGTGGCAAGTCCTACATCGTGAAAACGTGGCTGATCGGGTTCCTCAACGACCCGCGTATCCGCATCACCGTCAACGACGTTGAAGGCAGCGAATACGAACCAATCGCCGCCCTATATGCCGCGCAAAACCCGGAAGATGTCGTGATCGTCGATATGGGCGGGCATGACGGGAAGTACTTTGACCCCCTCGAAATCGCTGTTTCTGAGGACCGTATCGCAGACGACATGTCCATGTACGACGTGTCCGCACAGTACACGCTCGCATACCTGTCAGCTCTCGTCGGGCGCGGCTCAGACAGTGAATGGGCGCGGCAGATTCTCCAAAGCGCAGTGTCCACGACTTACTCTCGCGCGGGGGTGTCCTCCCTTGAACCGCACACGTGGCATCGCAGTGAAGGGTTGAGCCTGTTCGACGTGTATGCGGTCATTAAGCAGCAGCACGAGATGATCGTGGGCGGTCACAGTGACGACTACCGTCTCACTGACCCGGCGTTCGCTCAAACACTCACGTTTATTCGCGCTCAGCTCGCAGAGTTCTTTGAGCCGGACGGGGCGAGCCGACACATTTTCTCCCACCGAGTGTCGATCAAGAGTGTGAAGGACGCGCGGTTCGTGTCTGTCGCTTTGGGTATGGCATCGCGAACCTCAAACACGATGGACGACATCAGCGTTCAGATCGCGCACCTGTCTACGGCGGTCGTTCACCACGCTCGCTCTGTGGCGTGTAAGGCCGCTGGCAAGTTCAACGCGACAGTGTGGGAAGAATTGCAGCGTTGGGCGCGTATTCCCGGTGCGAAGGAAATTATCGGCACGGCCCTCACGGGTGGTCGAAAGATGGGCGATATCAACCTCATTGTTTCTAACGAGCCGGGCCAGTTCCTCGACAAGGCGAATGGTCTCGATATTCTCGGCAACATCCAGTCGTGGGCTATCGGTTACTTGGGTAGTAGTGAGGACCGTAAGGGCCTTGCTCACGCCCTGTCCAGTGGTGAGAACGGGTTCAGTCAAGACGTGATCGAACGTGAACTTGAACGTATCGCAGCAAGCTCAAACACCGCTGAAGCCTACAACGGTCTCAGCAGTGAACTATCGAGTGCGTATAACCGCGCGTTCCTCATTTGCTTGAATCAAGCTGTCCTCACGGTCGGTAAAGTCATGCTCCCCGATTACATTGCCGAGAGCAGCTTGTTCAAGACTGGTACGAGCCGAGACCCTGAAGAAACAGTCCTCGACGGCGTACTCTCGCAAAGCGTGGACGACGGCCCTCACCTTGAGACAACGATTCTGGAAAGCGAAGTCGATAAGATTCTCGCAAGTGAACCGACACTGCCCTCCGCTTTGGGGCGCGGTAAGCACGCGGCAATGCCAAATAAGGCCGATAGTGAGCCGAGTGCTGATGATTTCTTTAATGGCATCGAGTAAAAATCTCAGACGGTCCTAGAAAGGTTAAGGGAGTGGACGAGAAACTAAAGCCAAACAATGTAGGTCAGTGGGTGAAAACCCACCGGGGCACCACGGCGGGCATTGCCGTCGCATTAGTGATCGCACTGTTGATCGGCACATACGGTCTCGTGCGGTCACGCAGCGCACAAGCGAACGTCGATAAAGTACGCGCAGAAGTCGCAGCGTCCGCATCAGCGAAAAGCAATGCTTCCGCGTCGAGCGGTCCTGAAGGCGTAGACCAAGTTCTCATGCGCCAGCAAGACAAGCTACGCGAAAAGTACGGTACCCCCAAGGATGGGTTCATTTGGGACACCGACGGCACGCCCCTGTCGTTGGGGAACAAGGACACGGCTCCTGATGAGGTCGTGTACACGTACATGCGCGCGTTGAATACGCTGGATTTTTCGACCGCGCAGTTCTATTCGCGTCGTAGTAGCGTCGTGACAACTTACGCGGACTATTTTGATTCTTCTACCGCGTCAACGTCGGACTTTAAGGACCAGTACAAGCGGGAACGCTACCGTCTTGGTTTGCTGTCCTTGCAGGTGCAGAGCGTGTCTCGTAGCGCGAACTTTACGGGCGATAAAGAGTCATACACGGTGCGCGCAAAGATGATCGACATGAGCAATAAGAGTTTCTGGCTCAAGGACAAAGACAAGCTCTTTGCGCAGCTCAAGGACGCGATGAAGGGTGAGGCTGACTCCGCTAAAGGCCAGCAGATCGCTTACCAGTACGTGACGAACGCTTACCAGCAGTCCATTGACCATCTTCAGACCGGTACGACGAGTGATAGTGACGTTCCCATGCGTGAGGTGTCATTCGATATCACCGTGCAGCGCTATCCCGCGCAAGACACCGGGTGGCTGGTCTCTATCGACAAGGACCTCGACAACCTCCTGAAAGACTCTGATGGTGTTGACCCCGCGTCCTACATCATTGACCAGTACAAGGATTGGGCGCGCTGATGTTAGTCACGCTTATCACGATGTTTTTAATCCTGTCGATCTCGTGGGTGAAGTCGCTTGATATGAACGAGTCCACGAAGAATAGCTTTTACGTGGTCGCCGTGCTTATCGCTGTTGTGACCGTGCTTGTGTCTCTATTTTTGGTGAGGTGAACCCGTGGCTTTTAACTCTGATGATGATGAAGCGTTGCGACGCTACCAGCAGCGCACGCACCAGCCGACGTATGCTCCGGGAATGGGTGACAGTAACTTGGATTGGGGTATGCCTGAGCGGACTATCAGTGGCCCGCAGCTCGCCCCCTATGCGTCCAGCAGCTTAGGGCAACCCGGCGGCATGTCTTTCGCTCATATTGGGCAAGACCAGACCGCGAGCGCACAGTCCACGGCAGAGCGCGCGGCAATGGCAGCAGGCCAAGCCTCATGGCAGTTCACGAAAGAAGCCGTCAAAGCCTCCAAGGACCATACGGCTGACACCGTTGCCGAGACCGGGCTGAGTGCTCTCAAGCTCTCGGCGGGCACGTGCGTTGCGGGCACTCTCCTCACGCTGCTCAGCATCTTTGTTCCCGTCTTGTCTTTTGGCGCGTATGTCCTCTTGGGCGGCATGTTTTCTGCCATGTGTGGCGCGCTCTTGTTCACTGGCGGGTTCTCGCTAAGCACGTTGCGCGCGCGCAAGAACCGCCCCGCCCCCGAGCCGGTTGCCGAGACACCCGCTCCCTTGCCGCAGCCCGCCCCGGTTGAGCCTGCTTTCAGCAGTGAGCCGGTAGTAGAAGCCGCTCCCACGGTGGAGACAGAGGAAGAGGACTTGGGGTGGGGTGACCTCCTGCCCGCCCAGCCAGTCTCGACGGGAATCCCCCGCGAAGCCGACGTGCCCGAGGGCATGAAAGGCATGTACACGCGCGGGTTCCTATTTGAGAAGTTCTCGGCCATCCTCCCCCGCATTAACCCGTCGATTAGTGCGTGGACGACCTACCAGAAGGACACGTCACAGTGGGCTGTGTTCGCTGAAATGATTTACGGCGCGGCGAAGCAGATCAACACGCCTGAAGATTCAATGCCTGAGCTGTTGAGCGCGCAAGAAAACCAGTTCATGTACGTGTTCACCGTGTCGCGCGGTTCCCGACTGTCTCATGACAAACTCGCAGAAGAACTCGCAGACATCTACCGCTACGACGAGCGAGGCGTGGAAGAACACCCGAACGCGCGCGCCGTTGGCTTCAAGTCCGGCTCGAAGGCGTTCATTCACCTGTACAAGGGTGATGGTGGAATCATGCTCTCAACCGGCGACCTGTATCAGGACAAGGGCGTGCGGGACTTTATTCTCAACCCGCAGAACAAGCTCCCTGTCGTGATCGGCGTGGACAGTATGGGTAAGCCACAGTACGGCTCCCTGTATGGGTTGAACTCGATTCTTGTTGCTGGCCCTACCCGTTCAGGTAAGTCAGTGTTCGCGAAGAATCTTGTGTGCCAGATGTCAGCGTATGCGCCTCCGACGGAGATTCAGTTCGCTATTTGCGACGCGAAGGGCGAAGCGTCCGACTATGCATCCTTGAACCTGCCGCACATTCGCCGCAAGGCTTTTACGTCGAGCGATATTTTGGAGACTCTACGGTTCATTGCCAATGTTGAGGTTCCCCGTCGTTCCAAGATGTTCGCTGAGTCTGGTCAGGTGAACATTCTGGACTTTAAGAAGCTCAACCCGGATGTGGAATTGCCGTTCATTTACATGCTGTTCGATGAGCTTTCCACGATCAGTGACGGCATGGGCAGTGACCTGTCTGAGTATGAAGCATTGTTCAAGAAGGTGACGAACACGTTCGCGTCGCTCGGTATTTACATCATTGTGACCCCGCAGCGCGCAGTGAACTCTCACCTCCCGGCGGATGCTATTAAGCAGATACGCGCAGCAGCAGTGTTGCGGACGAACGTTGCTGAGGACGTTGTACGCGCACTGGGTATTCGCACGGCAAGCGAGTTCCCCTACGCTTTGTCGCATCCCGGCGACATGGGAGCGAAGTTTCCCTTCGTTCAAGACGGTGCGCCGACGTTCATTAAAGCCGCGATGCTCGCAGCCGACCAGAGCGAGACCACGGCGATCTCTGACTACATTTCCTCCTACTGGGAAAAGCTCGGCTTTGAGCCTGCTTCCAACCAGCCGATGACCGTGCCGACGTTCTACGACATGGCAGACGACGATGAGGAAGAAGAAGATGACCTGTTGGTCGAAGAAACCACTGAGACCACGGAAGAGGCAGCGATCAGCGCCTCGGACGCAGAAAAACTGGACTCGTCTAGCATTTGGGGACTCCTGCAATGAATCTCGAAATTGACCCTACGGTGGGTAAGCGCTTGAACGATCTTCAAGGCCCGTATCATCTGGGCCGCGTGATCGGCACATGGAACTACGACGAGGTGAAAGCAGCGTTTTTCGCTGAGTTCGAGGCGAAAGAACGCGCACAAGGGTTCAGTTTTCTCTCCCACCCGCGTCGCATTACCCCCGCTGATCGCAGTAAGTACCTCAAGCCGTTGCGTCTGGCTCAAGAAGAACAGTTGTTGACTCCTGACATGCTGACAATGCTCCTTGGGGAACTGTCGGAAGATGAGCTTGTGGCGGAAGCGTCGAAGCCGCGTCCAGCTATCCAACCGCGCGAGGTAGAGCAGGTGGCGCGTAAAGCCTCCACAGAGCCTCACATGCCCGCTAGGAAGCCCGTAGAACGCCCAGAAGCCCGGAAGGTCACCGAGAGCGTGTACACGGCCCCTACGACGCTCAGAGCGTTCCTAGAGGAACATCCCGGAGCGACCATCCAAGAAGCCGAGCAGTTCTTCCCCCGTAGGGCCATTGAGAAGGAAATCAAACTCGGTCGTGTCCGGTGGAGCAAGGGGCGACTTAACCTATGAGCGCAGCCATTGAACGAGTCAAAATCGCCCACGTCAGCCCCGACCCCAGTGACTACCTATGCGAAGCGTGCGTGTACGTCAGTGGAATCATGCTCCTCACCGGCGTTCGCCTCGTACTCACCGCAGGCGGATACTCCCTGAGAATGCCCACGGGCCGCAGTGCGGACGGGAAACAATACGAACTGTTCCACCCCACCGATAAGACGTTCTACAACGATCTTTTACAGGCCGTGATTGAGGAATACTACGAGGCCGTAAAAGCCTAAAACGCGAAATAGGCATAAAGAAACGGGGCCATGACGACAACAGGAAAGCGTCACGGCCCCGTTTCTAGTTCAATCACATCACAATGTTCCACTAGACATAAAGACCAGTGTGAGTGGACGGGGGATGTCCACTAAACGCAAGAATAGCACACCTGGCCAAAAATGTACCTTTTAGGCACACCGTGTCATGTCTTGCATGGCTTCTTCCCATGTTTGTGTCATGCGTGGCGCGCACTCTCCCCACGGGGTGAACGTTATTCCCCCGCGAGTGAGAAGGTGGTCCCACTCAGCGGGCCAAAAAGGATTTGGGAGTCCCTTGTCTACGGCTTCCACCATTTTGCGGATAGCAGCAGCCGCACGACGCGGGACGCTTTCTCCCCTAGTGGTGTCGCACGTGAAGTACACGGACCCCCCATGAATACGGACACGGTAGAAGCCAAGCGGATTACCTGTGGGAGCATCGCAGAGCTGTTGTATGAGCATGGGCGCGAAGTCCGTCCGCCCAACCGGGGAGGGCGAGGCGTTGATGAGGCGTAGCCACAGCCATTCTGGGCTGGATTCGTCATCAGAGTGGATGAGCGTGTCACTATCGCCGGACAGTGCAGCGCACGTGTGGGAGAGGAAGTCGAGGGGAGACTTTTCCAGTTCAAGTGGTGGGACCATGTGTTCAGATTATGGACCATCCTTGTGAACATGCTGTAAGTCACATGCATGAAATATAAGACACCAAAAACCGTCCCAAACTGGACGCAACTGCCAGACAGGGTTGTTAGGCTAAAGTCACCAAACCAACCAACAACCACATAGGAGCGTACCAATGCGCAAAAAGAAAAGCCCTGCCGCGTCCAATGTGAAAGCAATGCTTGTTTTCGCTCTCGTAGCAGTCATCGTGCTTGCAATCTTTTGGGCTATTGGAGTGGAGCACCACTCGCCTACCCCCACGGCAAACCCGACCAATGCGGTCAGTATCCAAGCGACCCCCGCACAGGGCGGGACACTCTCAACCCTCGACTCCCTCAAAGTCGTAGACAACCCCAAAACAAACGGGAAATACGACCGCGTAGCCGACTTTGGCCCCGCATGGAAAGACGTAGACCACAACGGGTGTGACACTCGCAATGACATTCTCGCCCGCGACCTAACCAACATCTCCTACCGGACAGACGAAGCGAAGAAAGCAAACAAGTGCGTCATCGTCTCCGGTAGCCTCGCAGACCCCTACTCGGGCACCCAAATCGTTTTCTCCAAGAAGAACGCTTCCAAGGTCCAAATCGACCATGTTGTTGCTCTAGAGAACGCATGGCGTAGTGGCGCTGACAAGCTCACCCAAGACCAGCGCGAAGCCCTCGCAAACGACCCCGAGAACCTGCTCGCAGTAAACGGCAGCGACAACCAGGCTAAAGGCTCCAAGGACGCAAGCCAATGGATGCCCCCCAACGAGGCGTTCGCTTGCACGTATGCGTCTAAGCAGGTTGCAGTGAAAGCCAAGTATGGGCTGAGCGTGACGAGCGCGGAGAAGAAAGCCTTGGCTGACACGCTCCAAAAATGCGGCCTAACTAACTAGCCATAGTCGCATAATTTAGGTACACTATAAGGGTGGTTGCAACGCCACCAGTAAAAACCGAAAGACCAAACCAATGACCACCACGCAAACCAAAGCACAAGAACGCTACGAGCGAGAAAAAGCCCGACACATGATCGCAATCGCCCGCAAGAAAGCTCAGGCTTACAAGACCGAAGCCCACGCGGTGAGACGCGGCGGCAAGAACTAGCTCCCAACCTCCCCCACACCCATACGTTTACCTGTATCGGTTCAATCGAAAGGAACAATCATCATGGCCGATGTGAAGAAGCTCCGTCCCTCTAAGAAGTGGGACATCCTCGCACCCAAGGTTCTCATCATTGTCAGTGTCCTCGAAAAGGCGTTGAAGAACGCGCGCGCTATGGCCTCCGGCTATATCCTCGACAATCTTGACGAGCGTTTCGCTGGAACTAAGCAGAAGGGCGGCTTTAAGTTCGGTGGCGACGGAATGGGAACCTCCGGCACGATCACATGGGTTCGCCCCGGAAGCGCCTACAAGATCGACGACGCAGCAGCATTCGCCACGTGGTGCGAAGAACACGAGATTTACGATCACGGCGCAGTCATGACCGTCACTTTCCCCGCAGCATCTAAGGCATACCGTGAACTTGACTCGATCATCGAACGCGAGGGCGGGGAACTCCCCGCAGGCGTGTCTGTCAAGTCCGAAGAAGCCATGCGCGGCACGCTCCGCGTCTCTCTCACTGAGGAACAGCGCACTCACGCACTCGACACCGCTGTCACCGTCAAGTCCCTCCTGACCACTCTCAAGATGGGCGACGACGAACTCCCCACCAAGTAAACCCACTGTGGCGGGCGTGCTCTCCCAAACCAAGGCGCGCCCGCCGCCCCAAAACTTTCACACACCAAACCACAACAACCACTAGGACCAGAAACAATGGACTTCTCGCAGCTCACTTTCGACCAGCGTCTCGCCTACGCCCTCGCTCTCGCAGACACCAACACCGTCCTCCCCACCGCTTACCGACACAACGCGGGCGCAATCCTCTTTGCAATGGAAATGGGCGAAGCCGCCGGACTCGCTAACATCTCCGCAGTCCTTAACGGCATCCACCTCATCCCTGATTCTTCCGGCGACGTGAAGCTCACTATCAGCGTGAACATGATGACCGCAGCAGTCCTCAAACACGGGTTCACGCTCGAAGAAACCTACGACGAAGCCACACACACGGCGACCGTTACTCTCACTCGCCCCGCAGCGACAGGCACTAAGAAGCAGACCTACACGAGCGTGTGGGACGAACAGCGCGCCCGCCGCGCTCACCTGTGGGGTTCCAGCATGTTCTGGATTCAGCACACACAGGAAATGCTCACCAACCGCGCTGTCGCTGAAGTGTGCCGCCGTCACGCAGCCGACGTGCTGAACGGCCTCATCTACACTCCCGAAGAAATCTCCTCCGACCACGAGAAGAAGTTCGCGCACGCATTTGCTCCCGTGAAAGCTGAAATCGACTACCTCAAGTTGGACGACGAAACCCTCAAAAACCTCACCGGGTTCACGCTCGACGACCTGCAATCTCGCACCGCAGAAGAACTCGCAACCGAAATCCTCCCCACCCTTGTCTCTTACGAGCACGAGCGCAACGCGGCGGAAACCGTTGACATTAAGGCCGAGATTGAAGCGCTCTCCGCAGCGTTGACCGGCATGTCCCCCGGCGCTAAGCGCGCACTCATTAAGAAGTGTGTTGCCCCGTCTCGCACGTATGAGACGATGCGCCCCAGTGAAGCAGCCGCGTTGCTCAGGGAGATGGAAAAGCAGCGTGCTCACACGCAAAGCGTCCCCGTAAAGCAAGACAATGCTCCCGCGCCCGTTCAGGGGTATGCACCTCAGCCTCCGCGCAACATGCCCACTCCCGCTCCTGTCATGCAGCAGCCCGCACCCCAGCCCGCAGCAGCTCCCGAGCAGCAGCGTCCCCCGCTTTTGAGCGCATCACAGCGTGAACTCGCCCAGCTCCTCGATCAGCGCCTCGACTACGTAGAAACCGAAAACCTCTACGCCGACTTTGGGTTCGCACACCCCGTGCCCGTTCACACTCTCGACGACGACACGGTACGCCGTATGCTCCGCAACATCCACGAGCGCCTGAACTACGGCGACGTGCCCATGCCCGAAGATGCTCTCGACGAGAACGAGCTTGACGACGAAGAAGGCTTGATCTGACATGGCCTCACGCAAGTCTCACAGGTCTACCGGCCCCAGCCCTGAAACCCGCATGTTGGTCTACAACCGTGACGGGTGGCGGTGCGCACGGTGCGGGAAAGACATCACCTACATTCAGTCCTCTATCCAGCACCGCAAAGCGCGCGGAATGGGCGGCACGAAAGACGAAGAAATCAACAGTCCCGTCAACCTCATCGTCCTATGCGGAAGCGGCACCACCGGGTGCCACGGGTACGTGGAAACCCACCGGGAAGAAGCCCGAGAGCACGGGTGGGCCGTCTCCCAATGGTCTGACCCCGCTGATATCCCCGTCTCCTACCCAGACGGGCCACGCTTCCTGTTCCCGGACGGCTCCTACACGTACATCGCTCTCGCCTAAACCAAACCAAACCCAAACCAGAAAGCCCATCATCATGCGACCAATGCGCAAGTTCGTTAACGACATCATTCTCACCAACAACGAGGAATCGTGGCAGCAGCAAGGAATCTGTTCCCAAACTGACCCGGACATTTGGTTCCCCGGCGCGGGACAGACCGCACAAGCCAGACTGGCAATCGAACTGTGCTCACAGTGCCCCGTGCGTATCGAGTGCCTAGAAGCCGCACTCACCTCAGAGGACGAGGAACGCGGCATTTGGGGTGGAACCACCATGAAGGAGCGCAAGGAAATGCGTGAAACTCTTGCTCGTAGGCAAGAACTCGTCGCAAGCTAGACCGTGCAGACACAAAAAACGAGCGGGCCGAGACCAGTCGCCACAGACTGTCTCGGCCCGCTCTCTTTTACTCGCCGCCTCTTGCTTTACGACAAGGCGCTGTAGTGGCCTTATTAGCTGTTCAACGACCGGAGAATGTAGGCGAGCATTTCTTCCTCGGTTGCGGGGGCCTTGAAGTCCACGGCATCCCGTAGCAGACACCATGCGCTCTGTTTGAGAACGAATATCCCTTCACCGTTCTGGCCGGTGCGCTGCACTAGGTGCTTCCCCTCCCCAATATCGAAGTAACTCCATTCCCAGCCACGCTCACCGTAGCGAATGATCGTGATGTCATCTGCCGTGTAGACGTGCTTCGTAGCGCCCTTTTCGGGTTCGCCGTCGATAGTAAGCTCCCGCTTCAGCGCTTCCGCTGTGATCGCCACACACACCAGGTTTTCTGACTCACCGTAGCGAATCAAGATTTTCTCCTGACCGGCTTGCATCTTCTTTTGAGCAACCCTATCTCGCTCGAAAGCGTAGATGGCGCGCGCCAGTTGCTTATGCCACAAGTAACGTTGCGCCTCTCCCCCGCGCACGTCCTTACAGTTAGGGACAAGCAGGTGAACAACGCCGGTCTCAAGCGCAATATCCAACAGGCGCAGGCCCTTAATGTCTTTACGCAGGCCGGTAAGTTCCTCATCGGGAACCTCGCGGACCTTCTTGACCTTCAACACGTAAGGCCAGTGGCGCTTCACTGATCGTTCTGTGCGAATACGAGCCTTCTCGCCAGTGAACGCGGTCAGGTCTGAGACCTCGACGCGCTTCAACAGCTCAGCGAGGGGCGTGTCCGATGCGTCGTCCGCGTTACCCGCGTCGTCCGTGAATAGCGGCATGGTCTCCCACTCGCCGTCCTTGCCCCACAGGAGCGTAGAAGAACAGTAGTCAACGACGATGCACTCCTTGTAGTCGGTGCGCTCCTTCAAGTGGCTCTCGGCAATGCCCTTAACAGCTTGGGGCGTGAACAGTACTCCGACACCAAGCACTTCGCTTTCCGCGCCCTCAATGTCAGCAGCAACGTCAATCACTTTCTTCGCGTCACCTGAAGCACTGTCCTTGTGCTTGAGCGCAGCAGCCTTCACAACATCAGGCGTGATCTCTTTCGAGGCGTTAACGCCCGACAGTCGCCACACAGCCAAGTAATCCTTAGTGGCAGTCGGGTGAACAACCATCATCAGCAGTTCCATGTTTCTCTTTTCCTTCCTCGGCTTGGAACAACACTCACGTTAGAACGCCACCTCGCGACCACACTGCCGCATAAACAGCTGTGGCGCTATCCCTTGTGAGGACAGCGCCACATGCTCCAAACCAAAAGCACAACAACCAGAAAGGAGGGCATTACCCATGTGCCTGTTAATTAGTATAAAAACCCGCTAGTCGCGTATGCCACCACTAGCGGGTTTTTGCAGGAAACTAACAGACGGCATACATTATGCGTCCATCTGTTTCGCGTGAGACACCGACAGGCACTCTTGCGTGGAGAGCGTGAATTGCGCTCGCGGGGGGATAATCCCATGCGCTTCCCAACCGCGTAGAACTTCCTCAGCGTAAGCGAGAACAACGTTCGGATCGTAGCTCCCAGCAATAGCGATAGGAGCTTTAGTCGCATAACGAGTTGTGTATGGGGACTGTCGGACAATAGACAAGTACACCATCTCGCTATACCCGTCGATATACACCTTGTAGGAGTCAACAGTGTCCGACAGAGTGTGGCGAGACAAGAACAGTGCGTACTGGGGTTGTTCTTTCACGAAAACTTTCGGAACGCAGTACACCCACCCGCCACCGGGGTACTCAGCGTTCGGGCCGACCGCTCGAACATACATGTATCCCTCGGGCGGGTTCTTGAACTGTTCGGGCGAAAGCCCAATATCGACACTCAGCACGGGGACGCTACCGGCGGGGCAGCGTACTTCCTCATCCCCCAAGTACTCCCGGTAGTCATTGAACTTGGGGCGCAGCAGTGGCCCGTCATACAGCACGGCAGGAGCGCCGAGTAGTTTCTTATAGTCCGGGTGAATGGACTCATCCCACGTCTCTTTAATCTCCACACGCGGGTGACGCATATCAGGAGGCAACACCTCCGGTGTCACTTGCGGGACAATCATCGACAAGCTCTGCAAGTACCTTGAGGGACGAGTTTCCTTCCACACGCGAAACGCGCGCTTAATAACCTTGTCTTGCTCATCAAGGTCCCACTCTTGCATCTGCATATACGGCGGCATGACATTCATACTCGACACAGTAAAAGCCCTTCCATGATCTAACGACGATTCGCCTCACTGAATAAGAAACATTTACTACAGGCACGCAAGGCAGTTAAACCATCACCATGCCACGAGTCGAACCGTGCCGGTCACAAAAGCAGAGCACGTAAAAGCAACGGAACCACGCCACGAGCACCCTCAACACCCGTCGCAGTCTTATCCCACGCCTTCCAACAATCCGGCCCAGCGGGCGAGGCTTCCATGAGGACACTGGTTAACGTCTCCACGCTATCGACCTCATCGGCTAAACACTCACGCAAAACATCCACGCCACTAGCAAGCAGGTGGAGACGCAACGTGCTCGAACCAGTCAATGCCTCTTCCCCGTTCTTAACGACCGTGCGACAGTAGGCAGCTAGTTCTCGACGCGGGTTCTTAGACATGGACGCGCCCAAAGCGACGATGAACCGCCAGCGTAGCTCTTGCCGCGCGTCACCCGAACCAACGATGTAACCGTACTCAGGCGTTTCTTCTAGCTCTTCACTCATGGGGTTTTACGTCTTTCGTAGCATGTTTTGTTGATGCTTTTTGTCGTCAAAACACATCAACCGTGGGTGCGGGTTTGGTCTAACCCCCGTGTTTTCGGAGACTCCTCGGGTTTGGGAAGTCGTTGCGGGGGTTTTCTGATGGTGTTTTTCATCAGTTTTCTTACATCAGTTTACATCAGTCATCAAAAAACGTCATCAACACGCCGGGATGCTAGTGTTCCCAACGAAACAGGTCTCTTGGGGTAGCGTGCTGTAAAACGGAGACCGTGACCAAGCCGCCGAGCGTGCTATAGCGTCTCAAAACGTGGACTAGACGCTCAAAACGTGACCAACCAAAGCATCGTGCTACAAAGTGGAAACTATATAACCAAGAAACCCATCTTCATGACCAAGGAGTGAAACTTCATGACCGAGGCGTAAAACACGCCCCAAAAACACGACCGCGTGAAAAATGGAAACTATATAACCAAGAAACCCATCTTCATGACCAAGGAGTGAAACTTCATGACCGAGGCGTAAAACACGCCCCAAAAACACGACCGCGTGAAAAATGGAAACTATATAACCAAGGAAACAAACTTCATGACCAAGGAACACGATTTCCATAACCAAGAAACACAACTATATGACCAAGAAAAATGTTCATGACCAAGGCGCGAAAAACGCCGAAAAACTAGGCCGAAATAAACCAAAACGGCCCCACTGCAACGAAAAGCAGTAGGGCCATTTCGCTTAGCCTAACGCAGGAAATCGCTGATAGTGCTAAGAGGAATACCGGTTAGTGTAGAGATCATTCTTCTTCCGTAGCCTTCTTTTGCGAACGCAAAGACACTTGCTTTAGCGTTCGGGCACCCCACAGCAAGGATGGGAGCACGTACAACATGCCCGTATTGGTAGATGCCAAGGTGTGCGTTACTTGTGGGGGTGAGGGGATTGAAAATACGGAGCAGTGAACCGTCTATCCCTAAAGCACATCCGGCGCTTAGTAGCGCGGCGCGCTTCTTTGTGTTCCTGCTTCTCGGGGTGTTTGAGAGCGCATCAGCCGTTTCGCGCATGATCGTGGCGATTTGTTCTAGCGGGGTGGAATCACCGAGGGGAGCGTCTAAGAGGTGCGCATATCGGGGAGTGCTATATGCGCGTACTTTTTCTTCCCATAGGAGCTGCGGGTTTTCGTAAAGAAGAATCGCTTTCAGTTCTCCACGACTTGCTACGTGAACGTATGTGTTGAACACAAAGTTCACGCACTGGTGCAGGGTATCGGCGTTTTCTGCGAGGGTGGGCCTCTTGTCGCTGACCGCACTTAGGAACTGAGGGGTGACTCCCATTCGGAACGCTATTTTTCTGTTCCGCTTAATAGTGATTACCCATGTTGTGAACCCGAATCGGTCGTTTCTCTTAGCGACAAGCGATAGCGTGTTGTTGTGATTGGGGCGGACGTTGAGTCCGGTTTCTGTATCGCAGAAACTTTCAATAGGCGCTTCGTAAAGCCCGCAGCGTTGCGCGATAGGGCCGAGCTGGCACGTGTAGCGTTGAGTATCTTCAATGCGAATCACGGTTTCACTCCCCCATCTTCCATGTGAGGCCGGGAAGTTTTTGTATGCGCTTCACTTCCGCCACGGTAGGGAGGCCGAGTACGGCGGAGATATCTGACGCGGCATCCCCTTCTTTTGTGTACGCCCAAATGCTTGTGTCGGTGTCAGAGCAGCCTAGTGCATATATAGGCGTGTCCATGACTTCGCCGTAACGGAAGTCGATTCCAAGTTTCTTATTTCTTGTTTGCTGTTGGCTGGCCCCGATGACGGAGATTTTGCCGTCGGCTGTAATGCGTACTCCCAGCGCACGGTACATAGCCTTCCGGGTGGGAAGCCCTGATGGTTCTCTGGTGTAGCGCGCTACTTGTTCGAGCTTTTTAACAATTTCAGAGAGAGCATCTTCTCTAAGGCGCTGAACTATCGAGCTGTTGATGTTTGCTGCGACCTCATCTTGAGGGGCAATCATCTGCAAAATCTTGGCTTTAAGGAGCACTCGGACGTTGGTGTAGCACAGGCCCCACTTTGCGTGTCCGGTGGCAGTATGGTCACCCATGTCCATGAACGCTGAAAACACTTTGGTAACTGCCGTTTTTGCCTCTTGGAGGGATTCATAGCTACTCGGCTCACACATGTGTCCGGGGTGAGGACTGAAGCTCATGCGCCAGAATGTCTTTGAGTGAGGGGTTTCTGTGCGCAGGGATACAACCCATGTTGTAAACCCGTAACGATCTTCCCGTCGAGCTGTGAAGTATAGGTTGCGCTTAGGTCGAGACCTTACGCCAGTGCGGAGATTGACGAATGAATGGATTTGCCCCCTTATTGAATAAAGCTCTATTTCGGAGAGCGTCATATAGAGGTCATACGGCGTGCTTGTGGTTTGTGTTTGCATTGTTTTTCCTGTTGTTGTGGTGTGGTTTGCTCAGTAGCGTGGTTGTTCTTTGAGCGCGTTTTCGACGCTGGTTTCGTCTAGGCCGAGGATGAAAGCGATATCGGTCTTGGAGTATCCGAGTGCTTTGTACTTGTGGATGATCGAGACTGTTCCGCGTTCGTTTGGGTCAACTGGCGCGGAGTATTTCAGGATTGGCAGCGTGTGAATGAGCGCGTAGTCGATGTCGATGGAACCGGCTGGCGGGTTGTTGTAGGCGCGGCTCCCGTAGGGGATGACTTGTGCTTTGCCTTGGTAGATGCGCACGAGGCTCAGGCAGTAGCGTTCTTTCTCTAGGTCACTCTTCGTGCCGCTCATGAGGTTATGGATAGTGAGCAGGCATGTGACGACCTGATGGTGTAGTCCCGTGTTGGCTCGTAGAGTGCGGTGCAATGACTTCCCGTAGCGCACAAGGCACGCCTGCGCGAGCTTACCGTCAAGAACGCGGTAAGTGTCCTTGTAGGGCAGTCCCCTGTAGTAGTGATGCTTACGCGGGTCGTCGGCCCACTGTAGATACGTTTCTCCCGCGCGTTCTACGAGCAGGCGCACTAGGTGTTCTTCTGAGCCTGTTGTGAGCCGCCCGTCTTGCAGGTCTTTGAGGAGAATGCGGTGTTCGTTGTCGTAGACACGGATGATGTATGCGGGGATGACGGCGGCGATCTCAACGTATTGCACGGTGAACGGTACGGGAGCGTCTATGAACTCCCCGTCGCTACGGCAGCTTATCGAGTCAATGGTGCCTTGTAGGACGATCTCTTTATCAGCTCTTGCATTGAGCGCGTTGAGAGTGACGGTAGCGTCCACGTCTACGCGGCTACCTGCGATGTGCGCTAGGGGGAACGAGATGTTCATTGCTGTTGCCTGTCCTGTTTGGTGTGACGTGTTTGAGAAATGCTTGTTGGTGGCGCGGTGTATGGGTTTGCGTTGGTGTTAGTGCGCCCTACGGGTTTGTGTTGTACCTAAATAGTAGCAGTACGGCCCGGTCGTGTCACGTAGGGCTTGCCCGCGCAGTAGGCCACTCGCGGGGGCCACTCCCCATATGGGTGCGCGCGCAACAACCAGTGGTTTAATGAAGATACAGGAACGCCCCGCTCACAAAGACGTAAGCGGGGCGTTCCCTTTAACTGATTCTCAGAACTGAGATTACCTCAGCTCAGTCCTCCTCGTTGCGACGACGCTTCATGAGCAGAACGCCACCAGCAGCGGAGGCACCCGCAACAGCGAGCACGCCACCGGTAATAGCACCAGTGTGTGCGAGCTTACCGCCCTTGGGGGCAGGAGCAGCGGGAGCAGTGGTCGAGGGGGTGACCTTCGGGTGAACGGTCTGGCCCTCGTCGTTGATATCAGCGTGGACAGCGATGCGCTTGTTGTCAGAGAACATGTTCTCGAAAACAACAGTGTCGTGGCCCTTCAGGGTCTCACCAGTGGTCTCGAAAACAACGTTCTCGCAGCCCTTAGCTTCCTTAGCGGTGAAAGTGGTCGAGGACGAAATGTCCTCACCCTTCTCGTTACGGAAAGCCTCACCAGTGGTCTTGTCCATCAGAGTACCGGTCAGGGTGTATTCCTTACCGGGCTTCAGGTTCTCGTAGCACACGCGGTCAGTGATCGACACGGGGCCGGTGGGGTTGATTTCCTTGTCGCCGTCCTTGGTGTCGGTGGCGGTGGTTCCGATGGTCGGGGTCTCTTCGGGGGTATCGACCGTGTACTGTTCGGTCACGTCCTCAACGCTAGAGGTGTAAGCCTCAACGCGGCTGTCGCCCTCGAACGAGGTGACGAACACGTAAGTGCCGGAAGCGCCTTCCTTCAGCTTGAAGCCGTTGGTGCCAATCGACGGGTAGAAGCCGTTCTTGGCGGGGACGGTGGTCGAGGAAATGACTTCGGCCTTGTCCTTGTTGGCTTCCTTAACCTCGGTGCCCTTGGGGAAGAACAGGAGGTCCTGCTTCAGGGTTGCGCCGTCCTTATCGAACTCGGCGTTGCCGGTGAACTCACCGTGGTTGGTGGGCAGGCCGTCAACCCACATGTCGTCCACCATGTAGGTGCCGCCCTGAGTGGTGCGGATAGACGCAGCAGTGTTGATCTTGGACTTGTGGCGGAAGCTGTTCGTCTCGTTGGCGGCAGCGTAACCGTCAGTCCAGTCCTCGTGGATGTACTTCGAGTAGTCGCCCTGATTGTTCTTGGTGACCTTCCAAACCCAAGTGACGAAACCGGGCTTGAGTTCTTCGGTGGGGGTAACGGTGGCGGTCTGAGTGCCTTCACCGTCGAACGTCAGGGTTGCGGTACCAATGGCCTTAGCGTCGGCGGGAACCTCGTTAGAAGCGGTGGGAGCGTTCTCGCCAGTGTAGTAGGCAGTGCCTTCGTACTTGACGGGGACGTTCTTACCGTCGATCTTGAGCCACTTACCGTCACCGTAATCCTTCTTAGCGGAAGCGGTCAGGGTGTCGGAAATGCTCTTGCCGTCGGTGTACTTGGATTCACCGACGTTCGAGGTGCCTTCGGGCTGGAAGTCAAAGACGGCGTTCCACTTCGGGCCGGGCTTCTCAACCTCTTCAGGGTCGCCAGCAACAGCGTTACGGTCACCGTAAGTCAGGGTTTCCTGCACGCCCCAGCCGACAACGTACTTCGTGAAAGTACGACGAATGCCGGAGGTGTAGTAAATCTTGTAGCCGACCTCGCCGTTACCGGTGGCCTTCCAGTGAAGAGTTTCGGGAGTAGTGGTGCTGACACCGTTCCACGTGTTCGTACCGGTTTCCGTAAAGACTGCGGGGCCGCTCAGTTCGACGCGAATCGGGATATTCGCAACGGCCTCGCCGCGCTCATTGAATCCCTGAATGTCCTTGATGACACCTTCACGGTCATTGTCACCAGTGTGCGAGCCTTCACTGTAACCACTGGTCGCGATAGAGCGAGCCTCAGCAGCGTACTGGACTGCACGGTTGTACACGTCCATACGCTGAGCCTTCACCTGATTCACGTAGTGATTCACGGACTCCTGAATGTCGCGTCCGGCCTGATTCTGCTCAAAGTTCGTGTGAACAAGAAGCGAAACAGCGGCCTGATTCACGGACTCTTGGTCCTTCGCGTGCTGACTGAACACGAAAGCCATTTGCTGAGTGTTCAAGTGCAGCTCTTCGGGGCCGAGCATACGAGACTCAGACAGAGTGGACTTCGTTACCACGTCAGCGGGCGTGGGGTTCGGGAGCCACATCTGCACACAGTAAACGGGGTATTCCTGATCGGCGTTCGAGGGGGCCTGATAGCCGCCCATCCACGACTGGTGGCCGTCACCGATGTTGATGTACAGGCCACCGCCGACGGGGGCGGCGTTCGCGGCCTGCTGTACTGATGGAATGGAGCTTGCAGCACCGAAAGCACTGCCAGCAACAATCGCGCAAGCACCAAGGGACCAAAGTGCTCGGCGGAAGCGGCTCGACTGAGCGGGCCGCGCATGGGTAGGTGATGTAGTCAAAACATCATTCCTTTCGTGTTGTACTTGTTTGCAAACAATCCGGTAAGACATGTAAACCGTTTTGCCCTACCGGGGGCTTGGTAGAAATACCTGAGTATTTCTAAGACTTTAGTTTACGCGCGCCACGTGTAGTGGCCTCGTGTAGTGATTTTTTCAACAGGCTTGGTAGTGGTCTCGGGTTCCTCTGTTTCTTCCTCGGCGGCTTCTTCGGGGAGAAGCCCAAGGCGGTCAGCGATTGCGCCTGAGTATAGGCAGACCATCGAGAAGAAGAAGATCGTGACGAGACCTGAGTATGCGTCTGCTGGGTATCCCGCTTCGGCTTTATACATGAGGAACGATAAAACCAAGAACGGGGTGAGGAAAGCAAGTTCGTGGCGCTCGATGAAGTTCTTGACGTGCATCCATGCGCGTTTGATTGTTGCGGGCATTTGTCTATGCCTCCCTTTACGGTTGTACGCACCCGTGTGGGCGCTCCTGTTTTGTACAAGGCAACAATAACACATGCTGTACACAAATAGTCGCACTATGGCATGGCGTGTGTCACTTTCTTGGGAGTCGAGACTCGATGAACGCAAAAACCTCACCCGCCCCACTAGGAGCAGCCTCAAACCGCTGAACCACCTCAAAATGAGAACCATCCAGCCTCTTGCGAGTACCGGAAGCAAGGTAGGCGAACGGCGGAAGCAAAATCGCATACTCCTCACGAACCAAGGGGCGCTTCTTCTTCCTCCCCCCGGTCTTAGGCCACACGAGATAACGAACAAGCGCCTTAACAGGCTCTTCCCTAACCGCCTTCGCGGCCTTCATGCGAGCTTGCTCTTCCGCCCATTCTGGGTATCTGGAAACAAGTAAGGCTTGTTCTTGAGTAATAGAACCTGTCTGCCTGAGCGCATAGAAGTCCGTCACGTTGTAGTGGCGGCTCGTGTGATGCCACGCGACGGGCTGTAGGTACATTTCTTTTAAGAATGCAGCGGGATACCGGTCGAGGTTTAGCGTGGCGACAAGCTCACGGCCTAAGCCATTCAGAATGTCGTCTTTACGCCACTTACTGATCGGCCTTTCACCGTTCTCGTAAGCGATAGCCGCGTTAACACTCATCGACCGGTTGGATAGGTATCCTCTCCCGCGCATTACGGTTCCTTCGTTCAGTAGCGGCGGATTGCTGCGCCACCATCTTCACATTCAGCGCAAATCAGGTAACCGTAAGTCAGGTACGTTTCATACGCGGCAACGCCGGTCGTCTTGAACGTGTGCCGGTTACGGCAGTACCACAACCATGCTTTCTGGGGGTCTGCCTGCTCGAACGCGACATTAGGCTCAGCCCACCAGTTCCTAAAACCAGAATCGTCTATGGGGCGGTTGTATGCCATGATCGTTTTCCTTTCGTTACAACGCTGCTTATGCGTCTACGGTTAAACCGCTGCGAATATTTGCACGTTCCCATAATTCAGGGGAAGCAAGGGACTGGACTTCAAGTGGGGCGAGAACCCCGTCGCGACAGATCGACGCGAGGAGACGCATAGTGTCCGAACGTGTCTTACCACCTGAGCGCCCCGCCTCACGTAGCAGTGAGCGCACTTGCTTACGTAAAACACTATTCCCCGAACGCAGGAGCAGGAGTTTGCTGTCAATGTATGGACGGAACATGGGCTTGCTGGACTCGATGATGAGCGTGAAATAAAAATCCCCGTACTTCACCATCGGATACCGGCCACTACCCGCTTCGACGTTCAGCCCGCGATTGCACAGCATGGACACGAGTCCGTTACGGAGCCTCACGCTTGCAATACCACTGCCCCCACCTTGGAGAACCATGTCGTCGCTAACCGACGGGTCCCCATACTTGTTAGCAAGGAGAATGGGCGCTAGTTCGCTCGCGCAATAACTGTGCATCGTCACCCCGTTATACAAGTGCATGGGGGTTGCGGGAATCTGGTGCGGGATAGAAGCTGCTGTTGCTTGCAGATCGCCTATAGAAATACCAATACTCATTGTGGTCCTTAAAACACCGACATGTTGTTGCTAGTCAACACTCACAAACCACATGGGAGAACCCGTTAAAAGCCCTTCCGACTGGCTGTTCTTCAACAGGACAACCTTCGGGGCTGGTGAGGTGGACACGCTCTGCCACGCGGCAGCAAACGCCGTCCCACCGTCTACCGGAGTGGAATAGGACGCGACGTACAGCGTCGATGGCGCAACCGAGAACATTGTTGCGGCTTGCTTACTGGGAGTGTCATGCCAGCCGACGACGAGAGCCGCGCTATCCCATCCGTCGGGGAGATTACGGACAACGGGGTTTCCCGCGTCGTCGCTCTTGCGGAACAACTGTTCCCAGATCGCATATGAGCCGTTCGCTGTTTGCATGTTGATCGCGTTATCCGCGTCCACGCGCTTAGCGTCACCAACATGAGCGACGTACAAGACGCTTGATGCGCCGTCTGAGAGGAAGTAGTAGCCAGCCTCTAGCGTCGAGGTCACACAACCACCCGGAGCGGTGTTGAGGTCTTTGCTGTAGGCGACGGCGTACATTTCCGCGCCGTCGAGGGTCTTATATGCGGACGCTAGATCGCTCTTAATGGGCTGGGTGAGGTTCAAGCACCCGTCGTCATACGCGACGTTAGACGTATCCCACGACGCGCCACTGGGCAGAGCGGGGAACAGTGTCCAGTTCGTTGTGCCAGTGTTAACGGGCCGGGCCACTCCCGCGTTTGCTACGCCTTTTTCTGACCGTTCAGTGTTTTCTTGAAGCTGCTTCTGGGCCTCTTGGAAAGCGTCTTTCTCAGGGTTGAAACGCCCCGACGCGAACAGCCAAATCCCCACTATCGCTAGGACAGTGAGCACGATAGCGATAGGTGTGAGAATGACGGCTACGCGCGCGCCCTTGTCTTTGCCCTCATCGGTTGAATAGTCGATGTTATCGACGGCTTGTGAGGCTCGCTTAAACGGTGAACGAATCATTTTCTTCTTAAGTCCTTTAGGGGAAGGCGACGGCTCGCACCACAAAAACAGTGTTACGAGCCGCCGCGCTCCGTGCGATGGGCGGGATATTCAGATTGCGTTGCGTTTCCTGAACGCGATGGTCAAACCACCTGCCAGTATCACAACGCTTGCTTCGATGAGTGGCGCGGCCATAGAACCTGTATGCGCAAGGCTCGCTTGGGTTTCGGGTGTCTTAGGCGTAGTAACAGGAGTTGACTGCGGAGGAGTGGTGGGAGTGTTGTTCTCGACGGGTGCTGGTGGCAGCGTTGAGGACTCGCTCGGTGATGGGGCTGGCGTTGTTACGCTCGGTTTGGGGGACGGTGTTGTTACGCTCGGTTCAGGAGACGGCGTGACAACACTAGGTGTAGGCGTTACGCTCGGCGTGGGCTTAGGGGTCTCAGGGATTTCAACGACCTCGTTTTCAGCGGCCCACCCGTCAGAAACAGCATCGTTAATGAGGTACTTACCCCATTCTTCAGGCTGGTTGTTCTTTTCAACAGTCCAAACCCAAGTGACGTAGCCTCCGTCAAGATTGGACGGCTTGTTGATGGTCGCGGTCTTAGTTCCGGGTGCGGCGAAGTCAAGGGTTGTTTCCCCGATGAGCTGCGCGTCTGCCGGAACGTCGTTGCCTTTAACGGGCTTGTCTGCCGTTCGGTAAGCGCGGCCATGAACCGTTACTTGAGCTTTCTCGCCATTCACAACGAGCCATGAGGCGCTTTCGTCTCGCTCCTGCCCTGCTGCGCCGATAGTCACATTGTCGCTAAGCGTTGGGCCGTCAACGTTCGTGTCTGCATGACTAGAGACAGTCATATCCCATTCGCAGTGTGCGGCGAGAACATGCTGGGGGCGAGAATCTGCTTTATAGCCGACTTGAAGCATTCCGGGCACGGGGTACGAACCGGGGACGTGCTTCTTAATGACATCGAACCATTCGTTCAGATTGTCTTGCGTGCGTCCGTCAGGGGTCGCAACCTTGGGATACGTGTTTCCAACTGTGAGTGGGTCGAGGAACGTGCTCCAACCGGGGCTTTGGCGCGTCGTATTAACCCACTGCCAGTTTAGGGTTTGGGGCAGAGCGTCCATGACGGGGTTACCTTGCTCGTCTGTCGTCCAGCTCGCGGATGGAACGGCGATCATGTAGCCCTCTCGCATGACGAGGCAGTGATCGCTGAACTCTCCGGTACCGCCTGCTGCCGCGTCAGAGGCTTGCTTTGCGCGGAAGTCGATCACCGTTGAGGGGTCTACGCCTGTAGCGCTTTCGTAAGTGTTGTGAATGCCGATGATTCCCCCAACAAGGAGTGCTGTTGACGCGGCTGTTACGCCTACGGCGAGGAGGGTTCCTTTTACTTGTTCGTTTGGCATGATGGGGTGCCTTTCGGTTTGTGTTTTGGTCTGGAATAAGGGGGATTGTTGTTTGGATACGTTTATATATTACACCATAGAGTCCCTATTTAGGAAATCATTTCGCGTGTTTGTGTGGCGAACACTACGAACACGGACTTGCAATGTACCTAAATAGGTATTACAGTGGGTGTCATCAAGCAAACCTGTCACACAGAAAGAAACACTTCCCATGAACACTGAAACCGTTAACACCACCACCACCGAGGAAACCAACCTCCCCAAGCCCAATGCAAAGGCACTCGTGGCGCTCATTGCCGCTGCGTCCGTTGTTGTCGCGGGTATTGCTGGCGGCTCTTACGCCTACGTCAATAACCGCCACGTGGTCTCTGGCGTTGAGAAGGTTCAGAGTGAACTCGTTGAAGCTGAGACCGCGTTCGGCACTGCACGCGAGTCCGCACAGTCCTCTATCGCTCTGACCGATGAATACGGTCTCAACTCTGAGAACGTGACCGCGCTCAAGGCTATTTACGCCGATTCGGACGCGACTGTTACCGCTCTGGCCGAGGCTCCCAACAATGCGAAGGCCAGTAACGAGAAGATCGACTCCTTGAAGAAGGTTCTCGATCAGGCTAAGACCTCTACGAACAAGCTCAACGCTGCTATGGCTCCCATTGCTGGCGAGCTTGATGACCTGACTATCAAGAAGCTTGATGAGGCCGTCAACAAGGCAGACCAAGCACTTAACGACGCGAAGAATCTCATGGGTGAAACCGATGGGAAGGTCAAGGACAATGCGACCCGCGACGGATTGCAGTCCACCATCGACGACACTGCTAAGACCCTTGATGAAGCACGCGAAGCTGTGAAGAATCGTTCACACGTGGGCGATGACCGTAAGTGGAACGTTGATGAGGAAAAGAAGCTCACTGACGCTGTGAATGCTTTGGGTGAGAAGTCGAATCAGGTTCGTGATTCGCATGGTCAGTGGGAGTCTGAGCAGGCTGCTCAGGCCGCTGCTGCCGCTTCCTCTTCCAATGCTGGTGGTTCTTCCTACAGCAACGGTGGCGGTTCGTACTCTCGCTCCGCAGGTTCTTCCGCTGGCCGCTCGTACAGCAACGGTGGCGGTTCCGCCTCGCAGTCATCCGGTTCTGCTGGCGGCTCTCAGGCTGGCTCTTCTTCGTCTGGTCAGTCCTACTGGGTTGAAACCCAGAGCGAGGACACGAGCTTGGGATGGACTTGTTCTGGAAGTCTCGGAAGCGACCCCACTCGCTGCTGGGGTAACGACGGCAAGGAAATGCACCGTGGCGCAAACGGTGTCTGGCACTGACCTCATCTCTCAACCAAAAACACAACCACTCCAATAGAAAGCAGGCCAACATGGCTACTCTGAACACGTTCACTATCGTCGGCGGTCTCACCGCTGACCCCGAGGTTCGTTTCAACACGAACGGTAAGGCTATGGCAACGTTCACGATTGCGAGCAGTGAGCGCAGTTATGACCGCGAGCGCAACGAGTGGGTGGAAAAGTCCACGCTGTACATGCGTTGCGTCTTGTGGGGCAAGGCCGCTGAGAACGTCGCTGAAACGCTCCGTAAGGGTGACCGCGTGATCGCGACCGGCACGCTCGTTGCCTCTTCCTACACTGACCGTGACGGCAATAAGCGAACCTCCACGGAAATGCGTGTCGAAGAAGTTGGCCCGTCCCTGTTGTTCAAGACCTACAAGGCCACGGAAACGGGCGCTCCGCGCCAGTATGACGCTCCCCCGGCTTCCGTAGACTACGCGGACGAATACAACCCCCAGCCCCCGTTCTAATGCCTACCGCAAGCGAGATCATTGCCGCCGCTCGTAGCGCAGCCACGCTACCCGCCTGCGAGCGGCGCGCAATGTGCGTCAACCGGAAAGAACAACAGCGGCAAGAACTTGCTAGGCGAAACAGGCTACGCACGGAACGGGAAAACCTTATTCCCCCCACGTACTGTTACCTGCCTTTCAAGGACGGCATGAAGGTCGTCAGCCCGCCCGAGACTAGACCAACGCCCGTAGCAGCCGTCCTCGTGTCATCAAAACAGAACCCAGAAAACCTGTATATCGCGGCAATGGTCGGCCCCGTCCCCAAGGGGCGCATCCTCACGTGGCTCGGACGGGACCACGCATACATGATCGGCACCACCCTGTGCGTGTATGCGCGCGGGAACGACCCGACAACAAGACACGCCGTCAAGCACGTGCGAATCGCACACGCGGGAGATTGGATTATCAAAGCCCAAGACGGGCTGAGGGTTCTCTCCCCGCGTAAGTTCGCGGCCTACTACCAGATCATTGCCCTCAACGGGGAACACAACCTAGAAGAAGCGAGGTGAAACCGTGGCCCGAACACCACTACAGAACTCCTACAAAAGCCTAGCCTTATGGACCGAGACTCTACTGCGAGTCAAAGAACAACGCGGCTGCACAAACAAGGACATCGCTCAAGCCCTCGGCATCGGCACCACTCGCCTAGCGAACATCAACAGCGGGAACCGTGCCCCCACAATGCCCGAGTTCCTAACGCTCCTCTCCCTAGCCGACACTGGCAGGAAAGTGAGCACAGTGAGAATCAAAGAACTGGTGGACGCACAAAACGACACTAACGTATAGTTCTTTCTAAGGAAGCCTCTGAACGGTGGTTTTAGAGGCTCTTTTTGGAGGGTTCGCCCGGCTCCGAACACTTTGACAGGTTCAGTCGGAGCCGGGCGACAATTATTCTTTTTAAGGTCAGGGCGAACGCCTCTCTCTTATGCGTTGCGTTGGTTTTGCACGTATTGTTCCATCATTTCAAGCGGTTCCCTGCCTACGGTTGCGACGAAATAGTTGTTCGTCCACAGCGAGGGGAGTCGTCTTTTTACGGAGGGGAACTCTGCCCGCAGAAGCCTGCTTGTTTGCCCTTTGATGAGTCGAACGAGCTTATGGATACCGTATTGGGGGGCGCAGTCCACGAGGAGGCGCACATGGTCGGGCATGACCTCTAATTTCATTACCTCACTACCCGTTTCCTTGCAGACTTCGCGGATTATCTGCTTGAGGCGTTCGTCCACGGGGCCGGGGTCGCCGTCGATTGGCAGGTTAGCGAGTTCGGGGTTGAGACTGGTTATCGCCTTGCGGCGGTATTTCGCGCACCATACGACGTAGTAGTGGCACCTGTAAGTCACATTGTTGCTGTGTTTTACTTTGTCTAGTTTTCTCATGCCTATCATTATATGCCACACTTTCACCTACGTAGATAGCTACGCTGTGATATATTGGCTTGCGTGAAGGTTAGATACACATACAGGCTGCGCCCCGGCAAGCAGGCCGAACAATACCTGCTTGCCGAATGGGACGCTTGCCGGTACGTGTGGAACCAGATGATTGAAGAATCGCAACGCCGACATAAAAACGGTCAAACTTTCGGCCCGAACGAGGCCGCAAAACACCTCACACATCTCAGGCATACAGTCAAGGACGAGAACGGTGTCCTCTGGCTTGCCGCGCATTCAAGCGTGCCGCAACAGCAGATCGTTCGGGATTTCAGCACCAGCCGCAAGAAAGCGCTCCTCGACCGTAAGAACAAGAAACGTGTCCGCAGAGGATTACCCGGCTACAAGAGTCGTCGCCACGCGCAACCCACACTGAACTACCGTATCGGCGGGTTCAGGCTGGTAGATGCAGGCGATACACTCAGGCTGAAGCTCACTAAGGGAATAGTAATCCCCGTGGTGTGGTCGAGGAAGCTCCCATCCGCGCCAACCAGCGTCAGGGTTTACCGCAATCCCAACGGAAAATGGTTCGCGTCTTTCGTAGTCGAAACCATGCCAGAATGCGACATGCCTCATACGGGTAGCGCTGTGGGTATCGACTGGGGAGTGCAAGAAACCGCGACCACCATGACCATTGACAGTCAAGGCGAGGTCAGGGAAAGCGCAGACCTTGACATACCGTTCGTGGCCTACGAACGCAAGTACGAGAAACGACTGACTGAAGCCCAACGGCGCATGGCCCGCCGATATCAGAAAGACAAGCGTCGCTCTGAGCAGTCCCGTGGATACAAGAAAGCGCTGCGCCAGTACCGTGAACTCAAAAGACGTAGCACCGCGCAACGCAAGGACGCAGCTAACAAATGGGCAGTCAAAGTATGTAGGAACAGTGATGCTATCGCTAGTGAGGATTTCAAGCCGAAGTTCCTCTCCCGCACCACTATGGCGAAGAAAGCTCAAGACGCAGCCATCGGACAACTCATTGACACTCTCGAATGGCAGGCCGTTAAACGCGGCAGAAGATTCGTGAAAGTTAACCCGGCGTACACTACGCAGGATTGCAGCAATTGCGGTGCGAGAGCCAAACACCGCTTGGGCTTGCAAGACCGCGTGTATAAGTGTGAGTGCTGTGGGTTCGTGTTGGACCGGGATAGGAACTCGGCCATCAACATGCTTATCGGGGCTGGTTTCATCCCCGGGCCTATAGGGACGTTAAGCCGCAGCGATGCCGCCGCGCATGGCCGCGCAGTCCCTGAAAAGGCCAAAATCCCCCGGCTCTAGTCGCGGGGAGGACTCAAAGGTTCATCCAGAGCCGGGCGATATTTTTCTACCCGTAGTCCCAGCACTCCATGCCACCGTAACGGTTCGGCCCGTCAGCGGGAACAGTTTTCCAGAGGTTAAAGCCGACCTGTTGCGTGAGTCGGCGCTGTTGAATGTTTCCGCTGCGTGCTTGCACTTCGATGACCATGCCGCGCTGGGCTGCCCCGTCTGTTTTCACGCCGAAAGTACCGTCTGGGAGTTTCACCCAACGCCCCCGCGTTTCCATTGAGAATCCGTAGTACGGCATGATCTTGTCCCTTCCTCGCTAGATCTAGAACACGTACAGTCCATTTTCCTGCATGGAGTCGGCAATTTCGGGCGGAATAACACCAGTCTGGTAGGAGTAAGCGAACATGCACTGTCTGAGGACAGACAGGTACGTGTCTCGGTACGCTCCCTCGAACATGCTGTCAGCCGCAGTGAGCGTCGCGCTTACAGCCGCACGGTGGGCAACCCATGAGGCGTTGACGGTTTCCCTGATCTTACGCCGGTTTTCGTCGGTCTTTTCCTCGTATTCTTGGGGGATGCGAATGAACCCGTAGCGGCTGTATGGCGGGTTGACGGCTAGTGGTTCACCGAATAGGTCACAGGTGCGGCCTTGTCTTGGGAAGCCGCCTTCTTTCGTTGTTTCTACGCGGATGCGCCGCGCAATGTTCTCGTAGTCTTTTCGATTTGGTGCGTGCTCGTCTACGGCGGCGAGGAGGCTTGCTGCGACGCGGCGGATGGGCACGGCTCCGGTCCACGGGCCGACAACGTTCCACGCGGCTGTTTCCCCGTGCTTGTCGTATAGAGCGAACTGCGTGTAGACGATGCCGTTTTCTTTCTTGGCTGTGGCGGCTTGGAGAAACGCCCTGAATGAGCGGATTGTTTTCGACCTGAACTCGTATCGCTCAGCCTGTGGTGTTTCCTCAAAGCGCGCGATTTCAAGGTTCGCGGGATAGATCAGCATGATTCGTTTTCTCCGTTCCGGTGTTTTAAGCGTGAATACTGCCTGTTGGTTGCAGTTGTTTAGGTACCGTTTAGAACGTTTCTGACGCAAGCGTCATGGAGGATAGTCCGGTGACTTTTTGGTTTTCCAGTGACCTGCATTTGGGTAGCCCGCAGCTCACCAAACAGCGCGGCTTCCGTAAGGACACTGCGGCGCATGACGACGCGATCATGAGTGGCCTCTTGGGGAAAATCCATCAAGGCGATGAAGTGTTCATCGTTGGCGACGTGACCAGTGGAGGCGCGCGCAGCGTTGAACGTGCCGTCGAACTGTTGGCCCCGTTGAAGAACCGCGTGGGATATCGGCGTATGCATTTGGTACGCGGGAACCACGAGGCGAACACATCGCGCGAAAACGCCTTGTATTGCACGGTGTTTTCAACGCTCACGCCGATGTTGAACTTTTTCGCTGACGTTGACGGTTTCGGCCCAGTGGAGGTCGATGTCTGCCACTATCCGCCTCTCCAATTCGTTGATGCGTGTAACCGGACGCACTGCCACGTGCGCGACGGGGAAACAATGACCGCACCTCTCCCCCGATTCCGGTGGTCTCGCCCGCTAGTGAAGTCCGCCGGAGCGTGGACGCGCGTCTACCTGTACGGGCATACGCACGCGAAAACACCGCTCCTCGGCGGAGATGAGGGCATGGCAGTGAACGTCGGCGTGGACGTATGGGGCTTGAAACCCGTGTCTTTAGAGGAGATTTTGAGTGTGACGAAACAGAAAGCACCTAAATAGGAAATAGATTTTGCGTTTTGTGGCGGTTTTAGTACGATTATGAGCGTACAAACACCGCCGATAGGCACCAAACCGAAAGACAAACCAATCATGACTCAACGCATTTTCATCCCCGCGCCCGTTATTGACGACACTGCCGCTGGGAAGGCCCCACGTTACGCGCGCCTCGTCACCGAATACTGTGGGTGGGACGAGAAGTACGCTCAGGCAGCAGAAGAACTCACTCGCCAGCTTGCAGACATGCATCCGCGTATGTTCATCGACAATGCTGACAAGGTTGCTAACTCGTACATCAAGCAGTTCCGTATTTCCCGCTCGCAGGTCGCTCACCAGTCGTTCTCTATGCGTCGCGCGCTCGCGGGCCGTAAGGACCGTAAGCAGTATCTCCCGCTTGCTGCCGCTGAACTCGCGTTGCTTGCCGTCAATAAGGGCGGTGAGGTGCGTTCGTTGGAGGAGATTGAGGAACTGGCCTCTCAGAGTGCGCTTGTTCGGGAGATTTTGACTCGCGATCAGGCTGCTATTGACCGCATTCTCGGTGCAGATTCATTCACTCGCGTCGTTGATTATGCACAAAAGGCCCTAAATACACGGGGCTGAGACCACTAAAACCCTGCTAGGGACGCATATTCATTCATTTGCGTGAGTGAGTGCGTCCCTAGTTTGTTTCCACGACGGTGCGGACGCGATATACCCTAAAACGCTCCCCCGAACACTGGGGTGAGCGGCTAGGAACTCTTCAAGATTACGGGCCGCGCTCTTCACGATGGGGGCAGCGTCGATCATGGCCTTGAGGTTAATGCCGTCCTCAACGTATTTCAGCGTGAGAGTGTCGAGGTCTTTAACGGCTTCCTCGAATGGGATGTCACTGTCGATATCGACGGTTTCTTGGTAGGCACGGTATGCGAGGAACCCATCGTCGAGTGTCCCCGCTAGGGAGCCGTCTTTTACGCCTTCAATGGTGCTAGACGTTGCCTCTAACAGTGGGATGTTCCGGTACTGGTGGGTTTGTTCGCGTCTCTTGTCGTTAGCTGCTGCGGCTGCGCTCGTCGCATACAGGTTATAGCGTGAAGCGTCCTTATCAGGGTCGTTTTGTACGGCTCGAATAATTTCCAACGTGGGTACGTCGTAGCGTCTAGCGACTTCCTTAATGGACGCGAACGTTTGCCACAGGCCCGCCGGGTCAGCGAGCCTCATTCTGCTGAAGTATCGCACGGTTTTAGCGGGGCGTTGACGGCCACATGGGCGGCGTGAACTGGTCGCGCTTGGGCTTGTCGTACTCTTTCACGACCGTCGGCTTGCCGGATTGCGTGTAGGGCGCGTGGCGTGGCTTGCGTTTGCGTTGGCGCTTGATGTGGAACATGGCTTGGTCTTTCTGGCTGATGGTCATTTGGTTGGTTCTTAGAGTTCGTTAGAGAAGTCCTCAAGGAGCATGTCAACGAGGGGCTTCGTTCTAAAGTCATGATTTCGCTTCATCGAGCGGCCTTTGAGACCGCGTGCGCTCGGTTCCTCCGAAAGTATTTCGACACGGATTTCACGGTTGGGAATGACATTTACCGCGCTACCCATGAGGGTTCTAATTTCCCCACGGTAACGACGGTTAACATAGCCGTCCATCAGGATTGAGCGGATGGATTCTGAGTACACCGCAAAGGTGAGTGGAGCGTCCGCGTCAGTGATCTTCGGGGCCAATGCGGGGAGAGCTTCTGCGAGGAAAGCGAGGGCAACTGATGTCGCGTTCGCGTTTTTCGCTACCTTCGTTTTTTTTCGCCAGAGTAGGGTCTCGCCATCATTCAGCATGATCGTGCATACGCGCCTCGTGGCTTTAACGAAAGGCACGCTTGGGGTGACATACACGCTTACCGTGTAACTCTTGAGGCTGGTCTCGTTGTCGGTCATTTGCGGCTGCTTTCGATGAGGTGCTTCGTATCTTCGAGGGTGGTCTTGTATTCGAGGAGGCTTTCGTAGATTCGCCCCGCTCGGGAACTGTATGTGTCGTCTGGGATTGCGAGCTTGTTCTTGATGTATCCCACGCCGCCCGTGAGAACACCCTCGTAGGCTTCCTCTAGCGTCTGCTCGGGGGCGAATAAGGCTCGGGCTTCACTGCGTCCCACGTGAGGGAGGAACGCGGCTGTGACGTAGTTTGGGAGAACTAGCCGGGGGCTTGCGATGATGAGGTCCGGGAGCTTCTGTCGGCTCATGGGGTCAAGGAGCCGGAGCGGGTTCTTCACGTTAAGAGAGCGCACGTGAGAGTTAACGTCGTCCCACGTGAGGGTTTCTACCCCACAGTATTGGGTGAGCTTGTAGGCTCGTTCAACGATTTTTGCCGTGCAGTAAGGGTTGGTGCATTCGAGGCGCGTATAGTCCACTCTGATTTGCGTAGCCCACCCGCAATCAGGGCAAACGGCTGGGAGCTTGCGGGCTGCTGCGTTCACCTCTGGCAGTGGGATTGTGGCGTTTTGTAGGGACAATACGGACGGCATGTGTTCTCCTCTGTTGTTACACAAAAGAATACCATAGGGTACCCAAATAGTAGCAGTATGGCCTAAATGACTTTCGTGACCAAGTTGTGAATCCCAGCGGCCAAAATACCCGTCGTCAACAGGGCAGATGCAAGCAAAATCAACACCATCACCCCAATAGCCTTGGGGACAGGGAGCCACTTACGCGCACGGTCGGGGCTTCCGAGAGCTTCATCCGCGTGTCCGCCCGGCGGGACAGCGTAGCCGCCGAACGTCAAGAACGTGAACGCCCCTACCCCGGAGAAAACAAGGTCGATAGCGTATGCGCCTGCAAGAAGGACATCCCACACGATGAGGAGCAAGCCGACAACGGAGATAGCAAGTGAGAACGTGCTGTCGAGGCTCGCCGCGTCCTCTAGCTGCTTTTGTTCCTTGATCTGCACAATGTTGTCGCGTTCGGTTTGGCTGAGCTTGTCGAAACTGGCACTAGCAAGCTGAACGCCCGCGAGTTCTTCCATGTCTTGAGAGGACATGCGCTTGGTTTCGCCCTGCGTGCGCGGAGGCATACCGGGGAGGTCAAAATCGGACAGCATTCCAGTGTTGACGACGTTCGAGTCCCCGCTGTTGGAGGCGAGGTTCGTGGAGGCTTCGTCGATGTGCGGGAGGTCTTGGAGTTTCTTCCCGTCTTTACGGGAGAACTTCAAGATCGGGCCGATACCACCGGGGTAGCGCGTGCGGTCAAGGGTGGTGACTTTCGCGCCGGAGTCAATGGTGTGGACCGTGTTGCCTTCAACGTAGTCGCCTGCAATCCAGTGGCGGGACGTGCTTCCAGCCATTTGGACCATGATGACCACGAAATACCCTTCGTTCATGGCGTTACGCACGTCATCTTCACTGAACTGGTTGCTTCCACGCCCGGCACCATTCGTGTCCCCGTCAATACCGGCGAGAGTGAGTTCCCCGTTGGTAATGTTCTCCACGCCCTGCTTAAAGCCCTGAGCGTTGTTCTGGTAGAGCCAGCCCTGACCGTCGAACGGTGAGTCCTTGTCTGCGTCTTGGAGTTTCTTCGCTTCAGAACGCATGTCGAGGACTGTGTATCCGCGTGCTTTTACGCCCGCGCGTACTTCCATTGCGGTGAATGCGAAATTACCGCACCCAGCCGCACCAAGATCGTATGAGTCTTGCTGCGACATTCCCTTGTTTTCTTTGGGGTTGTAGTTGAAGTCAGAGTCCGCGCAATACTGACACCACGTGGAGGGCTTGTCTTTCTGGTTATGCGGAGACGAGGACTCGTCATAAGCGTATGACGGCCCCGAGAACGCGAACGCAAGCACCGACACCATGAGCAGTACGACGACTGCGAGGTATCGCCTCGACAATGCCTTAAAACGTGTGGCAGACAATTGCAGCGAACTCATCCTTCTTCCTCATCGAGCCGTGTAAATACCGATATGCTCACGCCCGTCACGCTCAACCTCAGTTTGGAGGAACCTCTGGGTAAACGACGGCAGGTGGTACCAGAACTGCTCTTGACCGCCCCACAGGTAGTGGACACCGGGGTCAGCGATACGCATAGAGTCAGTGTTCGGGTCATAGGACGTGACAACCATGATGTGAGAGAACGTGCTGTTCGGGTGACCGTTGTAGTGCGGCCCGCCTCGGCGTTCTTGCGCGTCAACAACAGTGGGTATCCCCTTACGGAAAGAGTTCTTCACGGCTTCACGGACTTGATCGACCGTAGGCGTGTGAATCGTCGTGTAAGCGTCGTATCCCAGCCACTTGTTCATGCCGTACTCGAAACGACGGTCATGGAAGCTCGTGTACCCGTATCCGACGGTGTTCATGTAATCGCGGCTTGCGAGCGCGTTAATGCTCAAAGGAACGCCCTGCGCGGAGCGGTGAGCGCCGATAGCGTTAAGAACCATCCACCCGCTCGTCGGGCCACAGAAATAGTTGTTCGGCTGCCCGGCCCACGCAACGTTGAAGTCGTGGGCTTTTTCTAGGACACCGTGCTCAAAGTTCTGCTTATGACGGTTACCGTCCCAATAAGGCTCAGAAGTCGGGTACCCCAAGTGACCGTGCTCGTACCCGTGGTTACCGTATTCACCAAGCAATTCACCTGTGACAGCGTGAGAGCCGGTACGCGGCGACCAGTACGCTGTTCCACCTTGGAAACGCTGGTACACGCCGCCACCCGCCGTGCCGGTCTCGTCACCCAGCGGGTATCCGAGTTCTCCACGTTCCCAGTTGTAGTAGCGGTAAGTTCCCATGATCGCGTCATGGACGAAATAAGAGTCCGAACCGGGATGCCAGTAAGCAGTGCCGCCTTGGAAAATCTGGAAAACACCGCCGTTAGCGGACGGGGTTTCGTTACTCGTCGGATAACCGAAACGTCCCCACTCGTATCCTGCGCGCCCGTATGCTCCCAGCATCGCACCATGCACGTAATAAGAGCCGGTACGCGGCGACCAGTACGCTGTGCCGCCTTGGAACGTCTGATACACGCCACCATTAGCCGTGGCAGTTTCTTCGCCCGTCGGGTAGCCCATCTGGCCGCGTTCCCAGCCCTGAGCTTCCCACATGTTGCGGATACCCCCGGTCACCCGGTGTGCGCCGGTAGACGGGTGGAAGTAGATCGAGCCACCAGTGAAATGCTGATATGCGCCGCCGCCCGCAGCGTCCTTCATCTCGTCATTCAGCGGCCAACCCAGCGAACGGCCTTCTGCTTCTGCACTCTGGTAGCGTTCAAGGATTTTGCCCCAAATAGGGTGCGCGCCTCCCCTGCTACTCCAACTGATCTGACCGTTCTCATAGGTCTGTACCGCGCCGGGGACACCTGCAATCGTCCTGTTTACTTCATCGGACGTGGGGAACCCGAGAGGCCCGTTCTCCCACTTGTAGGAGCCGTAGGCCCCGTGGATTCCACCGCGTGAAGCATGAGCACCATACTGGGCGGTCCAGTAGATTTGACCACCACGATAGAACTGAATGAACGCGCCGTCACGCAACGGGACCAGCCCGGAGGTAGCCGCACCGAGGACACCGTTCTCGCCGCCCATTTCTTGCCAATGTTGGCGGATGAAGTCGGCTGCGGCAGGCGTAGTGGGGGTAGGTGTTGGCGTGGGTGCCACTGTGGTAGGCGTAGCGGTGGGGGTTGGTGAGACTGTGGGCGTTGCTTCACTAGGTGTTGTTGCGCTGGGCGTTGCACTTGCCGAGGGTGACGGCGTAGGGGTCGTTTCAGTGGCGGTCACGGACGGGGACGGTGAGGGTGTCCCGCTGGTTGTGTCAGCGAACGCGGTCGGTGCGACACCTACAGCGAACAGTACCGCAAGGGCACACGATGAAGTGATAAGCGAAGAACGCATTAGTATTTTCTCTCCTGTTGGTTGATGGGATTAGCCGCGAGTTTGTTGCCTGCTTTGTAACGCTACTGCGCGAGCCTAGCGGCTCGTTTTTTCATGCGTTGTAAGGCTTTCGCGGTACGGATAATAGCCGCCTCGCGGTCGAACTCAAACACGGGAAGCGCGGGTTGGTCTTTCATGTATTCGATTGCACGCCGCACGATGTACATGTTCTGCGCGTGAACACCGAGGTCGAACATGAAGTTGTTTCCTGTAGCGGGATACTCGTCGAGGATATTCCGCAACGTGGTTTCCGTGTCATCTTCTAGTTTGATCGCCACACTAGGTGTCTTTATGTACCCTAAGTCGTTTTCGAGGGAAGCCCACTGTCCGCTACGGGTTTTGAGCATCCACATGTAGCCGCCCGCCTCGAACTGCTTAGGGAGCGTGGCCCCGCGTTCTGCCGCGTATTTCCAGAGTCCTTCGTGGAGGCGCGTCTGGTCTGGCGAGTAGAGGCCGCATAGGACTTTCAACGTGGGTTGAGCGTTGATCTTTTCGTCCTCGCCCGGTTTCCCTAGTGTCACGAGGACGCTTCCGTTTTCTTCGTCCGCGTAGATGAGTGCGCGGGGTGTTTGGAACACCATGAGAGTTTGCCTGTCTGCGCTCTCGGGCTTGAATGGCACGCCTTCTTCCATCACGGTCTCATACATGGACACAAGGTCAGTTTCAGACAGGGCGCGCGCCCCGTTCGACTCGATGATGAGACGAGCGAGGCGCGTCACGTTCACGCGGGACAGCAGGAACGCCCCTGAGAGCGCCGGGCCACCGACCGTAGGCTTTGGGAGGGCAACCCAAAAGAACTCCCCCACAAGGGGCATGTAGGCTGCGATCAGGCCGCGTAGAGTGCCGTCAGCGTCGGGGAATGTTGCCCCGTAGCCGCGAGCGCCCATGAATGATGCTTCATGCCATCTCATGCTGCGCTACCTGTCAGTGCTTCAACGGTTTTCACGTCGCGTTCTGCGATTGCCTGAGCCACCCAGAACGGGTTGCGGGCAGGCTTGTACTTGCGGAGGCGCTTACCGGTTTCAGCTTCGGCGCGTAGGAGAATCTTCGCGTAGTGCAAGCAGATAGCGTCGGTGCGCCTCTGAGCTGCGGGAACGGTCTTGAACTGTTCCTTATCCATGTAGATACGTCCACCAACGCCAGCGAAAATGTGAACGGCTGCGTGGCAGCGGTTACATAGGGTCACAAAGTTACTGGCAGTGTCAGCGCCACCAAGGTACACGGCGGTGATGTGGTGGCATTCCAACAGTCCGAGGTGAATGTTGTCCTTATAGCCTTCACCGAACCCACACGCCTGACACTTCGCGCCGTCGCGCATGAGGATAGCTGCACGGGTTTCGGGCGGGAGCGGCTGGCGGTTCTTGGGGTCTTGGATAACGTCTTTACCGAGGCCGGGGAACCGGTCGTCAAGGTCGTCGCCCTGACTGAAAGGCTTGTTGAAGATCGGGACGACTTCGCCTTCGTCGAGGAAGTCCTCGTCTTTCAGGCCACTGAGTTCGTCTTGGAGGAGCGTGTTCTCCAAGTTTTCGCGGTCCTCGTCGGTTAGCCCGGCGAAAAGGTTCGCTTCAGTGTTGAGTTCGTCGCGGACGCTGATAAGTTCTTCACCCATGCCGAGGAGCTTTTGGACTTCCTCATCGGGCAACGGGGCTTGTTCGTCGTCGTTTGCGAGGTCTTTTGCTTCTTCAACGTCGCTGACGCTGCGACTGTCGTCGATTGCACGCGGGTTTTGCTCATCCCGGCGTGCCTTCTGCAAGCTGTTGTAGCTCTTGATGAGTGAGCGCTTCCCACTGACGAACTCGTCAATGATCTCGGGGTATTCGCATTCCATTACATCGCGTAGGCGCATACTGTCGCCCAAGTCGATGTCTAGGAGCCAGTCGAGGGCTGTTGCTTCGACCGTGTAGGAGCGGTCGATGATTTGGAGCATCTTCCACTTTTCAGCCCACGTGTGCTTTTGCTGGCGGTTGAGGACGAGAGAGAAGAATATTGCTAGTTCGCTGGCCTGCTGGGGGTCGCGGAAACGGATGATCGTCGCGGGGACATCTTCAATGTTGTTGGTCAGGGCTGCGGACATGCGTCGGAGGCCATCGAGGAGCTTGTAGCGCGCTCCCGCGTAACCGGCTGCATCTGCTTCCGCTGCGGTCGTGAACCCGTGAGCGTCGAGGTACTTCTGGTATTCCTCGGTGAGTGTCACGACGATGGGGTTGAGGATGCCGAGGTCTTTGACGATGTTGTTCAGTCCCCTGCGGGTTTCCTTGCGGTATTCGCGTAATGGGAGGAGTGCGTCGATCTGGTTGATGTTGACGGTTTCCCCGTAGGTGATCGTGTAGTCGCCGGATTTGATGTTAGCGATATTGGAGGCGCTTTCAAGGAGGCTTGTTACGTTCTCGCTCTTACGCGGAGTGGCTTCAGTGGTGAGAGCTACGGTTTCGGAGGCTTCGGCCAGAGCTTCCGGCTTCACGGTGATGCTAGAGGCTTCTTCTTCGTCCTCGTCCTCATCTTCGTCCCAGTGGACAATGATCGGCTCGTCGCCTTCTTCTGCTTCTTCTTCAGCGTCTACCGCGTGTGCGGGGGTGTTGGCTTCGTCGGCCACGAAAGGAGGCTCGGTGACGACGCTAGAGGGGTCGTCTACTTCGTCTGCGCGGATAACGTCGTAACTACCGTCCTCGTTGCGCACGATAGCGAACTCTTCAGGGATATTGGTGCTCCCATAGGCGCTATAGAGGGCCTTGAGAGCTTCATCGTCTGCGAAGTGAGTGCCAACATTCAAGATGGTGGTCACAAAGTCTGGGGTGTTTTCCGGGTCCATGTTTAGCTTCCTATGGCGTACATAAATTATGAGAGTATGGCAATTATATCAATCGGGTATGCGGTTTCGCCTTGATGAGGCACAATCTCATCACCTTCCTGCCGCCACTCGACCGGGCCGTCCCCCATCTTCACTGCAACAACTGGCGCGGGAGCCTGCGGGACGTTAAGTGTGACCTCGCCGCAATATGGGGCTTCAACGTCGTCAAGCACGATGCTTCCGTCTGCGTCCCCGGCTAATGAAACCCATTGTGTTTGCGGGTTCCTACCGAGGGTTGTGCGCGCGACATCGACGTAGCCGCGCTCGCGGATAGCTTCAGTGACCGGCTTACATGCCTCGTCCCACTCGGGGCCAGGGACTAGGACGGTTTCTTTTGATTCTGGGCGCGTGGTTTCAATAAACACGATTCAGACACCCCTCACGGTCGCCTCATAAGCGGCGCGAGTCTGAAGAACTCCAAGGAGAGCGTTCTTCGAGGGGGCGAGCTGCGCTTGAGACAGGAGCATAGCTTCGTTGCGCGCAGCTTCGGCGGGCGTGTAGGCGCGTCCACCTGACACGAACACGTAGTCCCCGTATTCGCCGCTCACGTTCTGCATAAGTTCCCGTAGAGACAAGCTGAAAGCGGGGTAGCCTTCGTCGTTCATGGTGATAACACCACTCTCGTTGACGCTGTAGTAGCCGAACCGTAAAGACTCGGGCTTACGGGAAAGCAGGTAACGCCACTTATCCAGCATTTTCATGCGAGCGTCTTGCACGTCGCCCATTACGCGCGCCGCATAGTCGGGGACGAACGGGACGAGTTTTGCGACCAGTGCTTCGCCCAGCGCCGTTAGGAGGAACCCTGCATCCACGGGGAACACTGCGATCAACGCTTCCCCGGCTGTAACGGGCTTCAACCCGTCGCCGTCTACCGCGTAATACACGGGGCCATCAGGAACGCCTTCCGCACCCAGTGCGGGGCCGAAAATCTCTTCATATTCTTCCTTGGGGAGGCAATACGCGGGGGTGCCAAGCGAGAGCGAGGGAAGCAATAGGGAGATGAGTGTGGCGAACACTGGGCCGTAGGCTTTTTCGGAAGCGTCCGTAATACGAATTGCTTCATCTACTTGTTCTTGTGAGAGACCTTCGGGGAGATTCATGGGTTTGTTGTCCTTCCGTGTTTATGAGATGAAATAGCTTAGAAGTGAGGTGATTGCGTCTTGTAGGGCTGCTGTTAGGAGGAGCGCGGCCATGATGAGCGTTGCGACTGCGATACCTATCGCGCCCTTCAAGGTCACGTACTTGTCGCTTGTTGCTTCTTCCGGGGTGGGCGCGTATTCAAGGTTCCCAAGCATGACAAGCCGGTAGGCGTGCAACTGTGGGGAAATAAGACTGACAGCTAAGCCAGCGAACTGCATGACTGCCCAGACGATCAGCAAGATACCGAACACTGAACAGCCCACTGCGACAGTCCTATCGAGCGCGGACTGAGACTCAAGTTCCCGCTGGGCGAGAATGTCATACAGGTTGTCTTTCTGCTGCTGAGACAACTGAGAACCTTCAGCCAGTGAGACGGCCTGCCCTTCCGTGATGCTCGGCTTCTTGGGCATACCCGGCAGTTCCCAATCGTCCTTTATTCCCCCGCCCGCACTATCCGTACCGGCAGACGCGGACGATGAAGAAACAGAACCGCCGTTGACTTTCTTCAGGATTGTCGCCGTGTAGGAGACGCGCTTCATGAACCCGGCTTCCGCACCTCCGGGCGCTTCCCAGTTCGTCATCCAAATCCACGTCGCGAAATACCAGTTGTCGGTTTTCTTGAATGCGTCTACGTTGTCGAACTTATCTTCCCCAGAGGGGACGGCTGCGCCCTTCACTCCGTACTTGTCAGCGTCGGTGAGCGCGTACTGGGCCATTGACGGGTAGATGCTTGCGGTGGTTTTCCAACCCACCCACTCTAAGCGCCCGTCCTCAATGGCGGCTTCCATTGTTTTGTCGGCTTTCAGTCCGCTACAGGAGTTCACGCCGTTCTTAGCGAGTAGCGAGGTGCGCCTTGAACCGAGAGCCTGATACAGGCCACACGCGCCACTAGAGGGGTTTTGTGCGTCCAAACTGAACCCTGACTCGCGCCAGAAGTTCCCTGCGATAGCCGCTGCCGCTTCCTTACTGAACCCTTGGGCTTGCGCGGCAGAAACAACGTCTTGAGCGATCTTCTTATGCTCGTCGTCAAGACTGTTCCAGTTCGCTTCGATAGCCTCATCAGAAACAGTGGGATTAGCGGGTAGAGCGTATGCGCCGCGCACGCCGCCTAGCCCCAGTGCTGCAACAACTAGGCAGAGCACTAGGGCTAGGCGCGCGATGAGCGCGTGATGGGCTTGGTTGACTGTAATCATTTGTTGCCTAACGGAACGCCACTCCGGTGATCGTGATTCCGCGCTTAGCGGCTGCGTCCACTAACGCTAGGGCCGCGACTTCTCGACTGTCATACAGGAGCGCGAGCATGTTCAATGCGTCAATGCCGCCGAAAATGTCCATCGTCACTGACGTGAACTTTTCTCGCGTAGGGATGTCGGCATGTGTTTCGTGGAAGTGCTCTGCGGCTTTGGCGATCTCCTTATCCGTCACGCGGTAAGCGATGAAGAAGTCGAGTTTCACCACTTCGTCGCGCTCTCCGGTAGAGATGTATAGGCGCGTATCGGGAGTGAACGCAAGCTCGGCGGGTTGCCACAGTCCCACGATGGGCAGGGCCGCGTCGTATGCCTTGAGAATGCCGAGAGCACGGTTGATTCTATAGTCCAGAACCTCGGTTTCGTATTCACCGTTGGGCTTACCGGATTCTGAGCCGCCTACAAATCCGAGTGCTTGCGCAAGCTCTCCGCGCGCGTCGGCCAGATAGTCCCAGATGTACTCGTTAAGTTCTTCATCGGGGTCCAAATCAAACCATTTTCTTGCCTCGTCCTCGTCGAGGTTTTCTCGCATCACATCGGAAACAATGTCGAAATCTTCCTCGCAAGCAACAAAAACTGCATCCCCGTCAATTGACACTAAAGCGGGATACTGACAGTAAGGCCGCACGTCGTTCAAGCTCCGTCCAGCGGCACCGATGGCGCAACCTTCCACCTGCGTATATTTCGACAGGCCCAAACTGCCTTTGGATAGGTTCATTTCTGCGGCAAGCCTATCTACGGCCACATGATCGCCTTCAATCGCTGCGCAAGCATTGAGAGCGGCCACCGCGTCAGTGAAATGAAGGAAATGTAAAGCCGTATAAAACTCTCCATAGACAGTGCGCGCGCGGCCAACAAATGACTCGCTAAGGCATTTTTCGATGCTCTGAATTAGGCGATCTTCGTACAAGTGGTCGTTGATTAAGTCTGCGAGCTTGATTCCCGTCAGATGCAGTCCCGCGCGGTCCTTATAGCCGACCTCTTCGTCCCCCGAGTAGTGGTTGCGTAACTGCTCGATATAGTCATGTTTCCCGATCAATGGAGCGAACTCTGCGGACATATCAAGGTCTTTAATCCCGTAAAGACCTGAACTATTAGGAATATCCGAATAGTTCAGGTCCGCGAGACAGGCTACAAAGTCCCGCATGACGGCTTTCCCGATCTCTGCGTCATAAGGCGCGTCTACGCCGTAGACCTGCTCTGCATAGTTTCCCAATGCCGCTACTTGAGCGAGCTTATCTTCCGGGAAACACAAGTCGTCAAATAAACCATCCTCAAAGTCTTTAGGGGTCGAAAGGTAGAACGCTTCATTGCCGATAACGATAAGCGCGGGACACGTGACAGCGATCATGAGCAGGTCTCCTTAATCCGTTTCTTTTGGCTGGTAGTAAATACCAAAGTTTTCGTCGATGACGGTGGTAAAAGTGCCCGCATAGTAGCCACCGGGCACTGTGCCTAACAGTCGGCAAATGTCGTAGTCGAATCCCGGAATGAACGGCGGGTACGTGTATGCGGGGACCTCGTGGCCGTCAATGTAGGCGATCTGCCCTTGGGTAACACACTCATCCCCGCGAGCGCCCAGCAGGAAGCCGTGCTGGAACATTTCGGGCTGGTCTCGCATATCTTCTGCGAGGGTATCGCGGGCGATCATGGTGAGTTCTTGTACTTCGTCCACCCCGTCCGCTAGGAGCCTTCGGGGGATGGAGAGTCGGCCTGCGAGATGCGTGTACGTGTTAGTGTCTTTGTACCACTCGTAGGTGAGGACGTTCCCTGAGAGCGTGTAGCGGGGTGCGAGCCATTCATAGGACTTGTCGGCCATGCGTAGGTGCATGAGTTCCGTGTCGTCGAGGAGACGATAAGGCGTGTTCTCGTACAGGTAACTGTCCACTAGGAGGCGTGTGGCGACAGCGAGACTGCGGGGCATGGTGAGCGCGTACTCATTCACCGTATCGCAATACATTTTCATCGGGACAGGGCCGACGAGAGCTTGACTGCCGCCGAACATTTCCCGATTGAGCCGGTCACGGGCTTCCAATGACCGGTTGTTCCCGAGGAGGAGCGCACACGTGGCTGCAACACACAATAGGAGTGCTCGCTGCTTCTTGTCCTCGTAGCCGAAATTGGTTTCTTCACCCTCGGGGACGTGTACACCGTGGTCGTCAAGGACGCGGGCGATGCGCTCACATGAGTACTCGTCGTTAAAGACATCTTCGAGAGTGAAGCGGACAGGAGCTTCGTCCACATAGACCTGCCATGACGGCTGGTATGCGAGGAAGCGCGCACGGAAACGGAACGCGCTGATATGACGGGTGACTGCCAGAGTGTCCTCGGGTGAAAGGTCGTAGGGGTCGATGTACGGGATATTCCCGTCCTCGTGGAGGTCGTAGAGGCTTTCTGCGATCAAGAGAGCGTCCGCGAGGTCGTACCCGTCCTCGGTGCGTTCAATGACTTCAGCGATGAACGGGATAGCTGCCTGTGAGCCGGGGGCGACGAACATGTGTCCATCGGTGTCGATCAGGATGAGAGGGTTTAAGCTGCTGTCTGTAGCAGTTGTGTTTGTAGACATGCGTATATTATACTATATGTTATGCGTATTAGAGAATGGGCTGAACGTGAAGGCTTCCACCCACAAACAGTGTGGCGATGGTGCCGTGAGGGGACGATGCCTGTCCCGTTTGAGCGCACCGCAACCGGCGCGGTCATCGTCCATGACCCGAAATACGAAAACGCCACCCCCGCCACTACCGGGGGGAGGACTGTGTGTTACGCGCGCGTTAGCTCTAATGACCAGAAAATCGACCTGCAACGGCAAGGCGACAGGCTCAAAGCGTTCGCGTTCAACATGGGCGTAGACGCGCCCGAGGTTGTCACCGAGGTTGGTTCCGGCGTGGATGACAAGCGTCGTAAACTCAACCGACTGTTAGCCGACTCGACCGTGACCACGATCATCGTGGAACACCGAGACCGGCTCGCCCGTATGAACGTTGGTCTTGTTGAAAGTGCCTTGGAAGCGTCCGGGCGTAGGCTCATCGTCGTAGACGACACTGAACGTGACGACGATCTACTGCAAGACATGACCGAGGTGTTGACCTTGTTCTGCGCTCGCCTGTACGACCGTAAATCCGCTAAACACCGCGCTCAGCAAGCATTGGAAGCCTTGTCGCGATGAGCGCCTACGAGGCCGTTAAAGTCCAGCTCGACCCCACGCCGAGGCAGCTCCGTCTCCTGTGTTCGCACGCTGGGGCCGCTCGTTTCGCATACAACGCTGGCCTCGCTCACGTGAAAGACATGCTCGAAAACGGTGAGCCGCCCGAGTGGTCGCATTACGCTCTGCGCCGCTGGTGGAGCGCGAACAAAGACCTTCTAGCCGTCAATCCTGATACGGGCGTGGTGTGGTGGAGCCAAAACAGTAAAGAAGCCTACAGCATGGCCCTACACGACTTGGCTCAAGCCTTGTCGAACTGGTCTAAGTCCCGCAGGGGAAAGCGTAAGGGCCGTCACGTCGGGTTCCCTCGTTTCAAGTCGAAGAACGCCGTCATGCGGTTCGCTTACTCCACGGGGTTCACTGCTCCCACGGCTAGTGACCCCTATGGGCTGAAACTTCCCCGTATTGGCCGTGTACATTGCATGGAAAACGTGTATAAGCGCGTGAATGGTGCGCATCTTGTCCGCGTGAGCGTGTCATACCGTGCGGGCTGTTGGTATGCGAGTCTGACCGTGGAACGCGAACACCCATCGTCCCCTACACGTACACGGAAGCGGGGTGCAGTCGGTGTTGACCTCGGCGTGAAACACCTCGCCACTCTCTCAGACGGCACCGTTATCCCTAACCCGCGCGCCCTAGACGCGAGGTTGAAGGCCCTGCGGAAAGCCCAAAAAGCATTAAGTCGCAAAACTATGGGCAGTGTCCGGCGTAGGAAAGCCAAAGAGCGTGTCGCCCGCCTACACGCCCGCGTAAGTGACGCGCGTATGGACGCGATCGACAAGGCCACGACCATGATCGCCCGCACCTACACAACCGTGTGTATCGAGGACTTAAACGTTGCGGGCATGGTGAAAAACCATCGTCTTGCCCGTAGGTTGAGTGATGCTTCCCTTGGGGAGTTTCGTCGCCAGCTTGAATACAAGACCGCGCGCACGGGAGCCGTGTTGCGCGTGGTTGACAGGTGGTATCCGTCGAGTAAGACGTGCTCGAATTGTGGGACAGTGAAAGCCAAACTGTCCCTCAGTGAGCGCGTGTACCAGTGTGACGTGTGCGGCCTGTCTATGGACCGCGACTTGAACGCGGCCATCAACCTTATGGTCGCCGGGAGTGCCCCGGAGACATTAAACGCGCGCGGAGGGGACGTGAGACGGGCCGACACCGTGTCGGGCAACGCTGACCCCAGTGAAACGCGAACCAAGCAGCCACCCACCGGTGGCGTGAGACTTGGAGCTGGCCTCGGTAACGAGGCCATGCGTACTAGAACAAACTAGAACGCAACGGGTCATTTCGGGTCTGGTCTTTTCTGGTTGGTGCTTGTTGGTTTGGAGCTACTTGCTGGTCGGGCTTTTCGTGGTCACGTGTACTTCCGCTGGGGAGAGGATGTGCGTTGTGCCGGTGGGGGTGACTTTAGAGCGGTCTGCTTCACGGTTGTGTTGGCATTCGCTGGTTGTTTCCCCACAGTAGGTGGCTGCGTATGGGAGGAAACCGACGTAGGTTTTCCCGTCTAGTTTGAGCCTTGTAGGGGTTGCTTGTGCGATGTCTGGGTCTGGGGATGCGTCTCCGTTTGGCACGTAGGAGAAGATGACTTTGGGAGTGAGGACTTGGGCTGCGTCCTCGACGGGGAC